CCCGCCGGAGACGGTCTCACCAACCGCCAGCGCATCCTGAAGAATCGCCAGGAGCGCGGATAGTGAGGATGCAAGCCTCACTTCAAAATTGGGGCTTGCAATTTTGTTTCACCTGTGCTACAATAATTCTAGGCAGGGCAATTCCGCCCTCCACTACCACTCTTAGAACCTAAAGGAGGTTCACCCATGTCTCAGGATCTCAAGTCCCCCGTTGTTTCCAAGGCTAACGCCTCGTCCGCTCCCGCCGCTCCCGCCGCTCCCGCCAGCAAGTCGGAAGTCCGGATCGCTCAGGGCAAGTGCCCCATTTGCGGGAAACCCGTTATTCGTCCTAGGGATGGCGGCCTCGGCTCCACCTGCTCCGAGCACGCTGGCAAGCTTCGCCAAGCCGCGGTCATCGCTCAGGTTGCCCCGGAAGGCTGGCTCAAGATGTCCGACGTTTGCCGCAAGCTGGAGCGTGCGGGTTTCACCACCGGCTTCATCGTCAAGGCTTGCGGTGGCGATGGTACGGTTCAGGCTCCCATTCACGAGCTCTTCCGCCCGACTTATGTGGGTAGTCGGAAGTTCCTGCACCCGGATACGGTTTCGGAACGGGGCATCGGTATTCTCAAGGCCGCTCAGAAGCCCGCCGATAAGCCGGCTCAGGCCAAACCCGCCGCGTCCAAACCCGCCGCGTCCGAAGTTTCGGCCGTCGCAGCCAGCCTCAAACAGGCAGTCGCCAAGTAGTTCAGGTATCGGGGGCGGGTCTCGCAAGGGGCTCGCCCCTATTTCAGGAGAGCAGTCATGGCAGAAAATGAATTTGAACTCGCGGCTCAGCAAGCAATAGAGTCGTTTCGCCCCTTGTTCGCCCAGATGACTCCCGAGCAAAAAGCCGGAGCCAAGATCGTTATTCAGTGGCTCAAGACATGGTTCATGCGCGCTGGATACAAGCATCTGTGCCGAAACCTTTTGAAAGAATTTGCATAACCTGGGTGTCGGCTTGGTAACCGACGCCACGACAATCCCCTCTTCCTCCGGAGGGGATTTTCGTTTGTGGTATCGCGCGAAGACGCTCTCGTGGTATCGTGCCAAGATTCCTTCAACTTCAGCTTCAGTCATGTCTTCAGGTTCTTGCTGACTTGAGACTGAAGCGACTTGAAACTGAAGCGAGACTGAAGCGTGGTATCGCGCCCAAGAGCCGTCAGGCTCAGGCTCAGTTTCAGGCTCAGTTTCAGGCTGAGACCGCGTCAGTTTCAGATGATCCCTACCGTTCTGACGCGTCTTGCTGAACGAAGTTCAGCACACTGTCGCGGGTTCAAAATTGGCCCTTGCGCCATGCCTTCATTTACCGTATAATAGGTGTAGGTAGGAATTTGCCTACTCAACACCACATGGCAGGAGGATTCAAATGAACGTCAAGGACTTACGGGAAAGCATCGTCAGCAATTACAAGCCACAATGGGCTCAGGATGAGCTTCGGGGCATGGGCACGCATCTGATGGTGGGAGTGGCTCAGTCCAATATCATGACTGGTACGGGTCCGATCGAGGGGGGAGACATCGTTCTGGTTTACCTCTCGGTTGATTTTCAGACTGGGGATCCCTGCCTCACGATCATAGACAGCACCAAGTACTTCGCGCATAGATTCAGCATGGAGACTGCCCGCCAGTTGAAGCTTCTGCGAGGGTAGTTTCAAAATTAGGGCTTGCGCGGTTATTTCATACGTGCTAAAATAGGGTAGGTAGGAATTTGCCTACCCTCAACCACCAGCCTAAAGGAGGCTCACAATGGAACTCATTATTGCCGTAGTCAAGTTACCCCTAACCCTGGTTCAAGCCTGGGTTGAGGCCATGCGTCAGGATCCGTTCGTTACCCTGGCGCTTACGGTCATCGGTTTAGCCGTACTTCTCGCAGTTGTTTCACGGGGGCGGTAATGGACATCATCGTCATGATCGTGGTTATCGCATTTCTCGTCCTTTTCGGAATTTTGACTTTTGGGGGGTTGGCATGAACCTTCTTCTGGTCGCTATCCTGGTTCTGGTTCTGTTCTGGAGCTGGTCATGATCACTCTTGAGAAGTCACTCATCAGGCACGTACGAAATGTAGTCGTGGTTCGCGAGCCTACCGCAGTCGTTTTTCCGTGGCGATTGTATGCTGAGTTCATGGGTGAACGTTTCCTCATGGCTTTCTCAGACAACGAGGATGAGATTCGGGGTCTTGAATCCCTGATCACTTCGGTAAATTAGTCGTGGTATTTCGGAAAGACCGTCGTGCCGTGAGGTTCGGCGGTCTTTTCAGTTGTTGTGGTAAGATCCTCAAGAGGACGCCTACTCTGAGACTGAAAGACGCTCAGGCTTCAGTCAGCATGGTATCGGGTTCAGACGCTCGTGGTAAGACCTTCAAGAGGACGCTCAGTCTCAGACGCAAGGGTCTTCAGGCCCGCTTGCCCGCTTGCCCGCGCTGTCTCAGTCGCGCATGGGCAAAAAAATGGGCAACGGGTTGCCCCGTTGCCCCGTTGTCCCGTTGCCCTTGCCTATCGCACTTCCCCTATATAGGCCCCGGTTCTGGCGTAAAATACAACTGTAGCTTGCCAATCTTGCATGGCATCGTAGTATTGTTTGTTATCGTAGTACTCGTTTATGGCAACATCCGGGTCCACTTCTGCGGGTTGCCCCGGTTTTGCGGCGGCCATTTTTAGGTTTTGTATCGCGGCAATTGCCGCATCCAGCGCATCTTGCAAGTTGTCGTAAGCCTGTTTGTTTTCCATGGTATTGTACTCCTGTTTGGTGGTTTGGTGGTTTGGTGGTTTGGGCAGCCGGGTTGCCCCGGCTGCCCTATAGGTGGTATTGGTTATTTAGCGGCGGTCGCTTTTACAAGCGCCCTAAGCGCTTTCGCGGCGGTCGCGGCCACATATTTGCGCTTGCCCCAAACTACCACTTCAAAACCTTTTGCGGGTTGTTTTGTGCCTGCATCCCCGCCGCAAAGGGCCACGGCAAAACCACGGCTTTTTCCAAGCTCTTGTGCCAAATCGCACAACTTGGTAAGGGGCATGTATTTCGGGTCGTCGGCGGGGTTTGCGCTTGCCAATTGGTAGTACTTGCCTACTTTGCCAAGGTGGGCTAAACAAGTACTCCCAGTATCGTGGTTTGCTGGCTTGCCGCAGTACTGGCAAACACCAGTTTTGCCCGCAAAGCGCGGTTCGCGGCCAATAAGCGGGCTTGTTGGCGGGGTTGGTGGGGTTGGTGGGTTGGTGGGGTTGGTGGGGTTGGTTGGTTGGTCGGCCATCGTGTGCTCCTTTTTGGGTTGGTTGGCGCTTGCCCTATTGCACGCGCGCTTGCCCTAAAAATATTTTACCACAAACTACGTTTTGTGCTCGTCCACTTTTGCCCTTTTGCCCAAAAAGGGTAAAATTTATCGTTTTAAGGGTATGACTGGTTCCAAAAATATCGGACCCGAAACTCGACTCTGAATTTGCCAGCACTATCCTTCAGAACTTCTTTGTGCTATAATAAAGGTATGGACAACCCGATACCCACTATCCTCGACCCGAACGACCGAAGCATCTCTGACGTCACCCGCAGAATGTTGGCCGACGCCTTCCGCGATCAGGGGCTTCAGGAAGTGGTCTACTTTCCTGACGGCGGAAGAAAGATGTCTTACGCCTCGGCTCTCTCCAAAATGATCTGGCAGGCTCTAGTTGAGGGAGAGATGTATTTCGCTGATGGAACTGTCGTCAAAGTGTCGGGTGAGATGAAACAGTGGATAGAGATTTTGAAATTTGTAAGTACTCACATCGACGGAGCTGCTGGAACTAACAATTCCGTCGGTCAGGTCAACATATTCAAGGTCTACAAGGGAATTGATACAGACAGGGTATAATGAGAAATGATCTACACCCTACCGATCGCTCTCTTCCCGAACATGACACCCTCAACCCTCGAGGAGGAGAATTCGACGAAGAGTTCGCCGTCGCCAGTGAACTTCGGGTCATCGACCTCGGAGATTCCCTCACGATCGGAAGAGTTTTCCTGGACCCGTATGGGGATCCCTATTCCTATGAGACCGACACCCTCTACGCAGACAATCTTTCCGGTCTTCGGGAGATGGTCAGAGAGATTACTCTCGCTTTGAGCAGACCTGCTGTGAATTCTCGAGACATGATCCAATGCTGAGAGCTTTTGCTGATCCAACTCTAGATCCCAGAAATGCTCCGTATCAGCCCTTCGGGGTTGCGGAAGATTTGCTGTATGACCAGAGCGATCAGATCATTCTGTGCGGTCCATCGGGAACGGGCAAGTCCAGAGCTTGTTTGGAGAAGCTTCATCTGATCTGCTCCAAATACGCCGGAACCAGAGCTTTGATGGTTAGAAAGACTAGAGCTTCTCTAACTCAGTCAGCTATGGTGACTTTTGAGAAGATGGTCGTTCCTCAAAATGACTCGGTTTCTTTTAGAACGGGAGAGCAAGAGTACAGATATGTGAACGGTAGCGTCATAGCTGTAGGCGGAATGGATAAGGCAATCAAGATCATGTCTACGGAATACGACATAATCTATGTCCAGGAGGCTACCGAGCTAAGTGAAGAGGACTGGGAAACTCTAACAACCAGAGCCAGATTCGGAAGAGTTCCATACAATCAGGTTATCGGGGACTGCAATCCGTCATTTCCTTTCCATTGGATCAAGCGGAAATCTGACAGAGGAGAGCTCAAACTCTACAATAGCAGACATGAGGACAATCCTGTTCTATTCAATCAAATTTTGAGGGACTGGACTCCCAAGGGAAGAGCCTATCTAGCTAAATTGGAGAAGCTGTCGGGTGTACGGTTCAAGAGATTGAGATTGGGAATCTGGGCCGCCGCTGAGGGAATGATCTATACGGAGTACGATTCTAACGTTCATCTACTGGACAGATTTCCCATTCCCGCCGAGTGGGATAGATATTGGGTCGTTGACTTCGGTTTCACAAATCCCTTCGTATGGCAAGCCTGGGCGATTGATCCTGAGGGAAGAGCCTACCGTTTCGCTGAGATCTACCGTACTCAGCTCCTTGTGGAAGATGCCGCCGCTATGATTTCTGCTTGGAGAAGAGAGAACTCTGAGCTTCCTCCAGCGGCTCTAATTTGCGATCACGACGCAGAGGACAGAGCTACTCTTGAGCGACATCTCAATCTGACTACGGAGCCAGCTATAAAGAATGTCAGCGGCGGTATTCAGACGGTCAAGGAGAGACTGAGGATCAGAGAAGACGGGAAAGCCAGAATGTATTTTCTGAGAGACTCAGTTTGGGATGTCGATGAGGAATTGGTTGATGCTATGAAACCCTACTCTACTGAGCAGGAATTTGATGCGTATGAGTGGGCTGATTCCAGGAAGCGTGACGAACCCAAGAAAGTTGATGATCATGGCATGGACTGTACCAGATATCTTTCGGTTCATCTTGATAACTTCGTAGACGCATGGTCTATGGGAATGAGTTCATAGACTTAGCAAGGAGATTGACATGGTTCGTTCAGACCAGGATAAATTCAAAACACAGGAACCGGAAGATTTCTTCGCTAATATGGTGAAGATTTATACCGATATAGACGAGGAGAAAGAACCTCCGTACTCTAAGGATAGTCGTGCTCGGGATAAGTGGCTCATAGAATTTGCGAGGAGAGAGCCGCATTTGAGCGGAATACTGTCAAGTGTTACTGCCATTGATAAGAACAGAGGGTGGTCTCTAATCGGATCGATGCGTCAGGTTAACAAGTACGCACGAATTCTTCACAATTTCAGAGTGTCTCCCGGTCTAAAGGGATGGCGTCCAGCTTTCGCTCAGCTGTCGGCATCATTCTGGGGCACGAATCTGGGCGCAGTTGTTGAAGTCGGTAGAGTGGGAGTTGATGGACCTGTTCAGGAATTCTACACAGCAGATCCGACTAAATTCGTCCTCGCAAAGGATCAAAAATTCCCTATTTACTATTATCCTTCCAATGGAAAGAGAATGAAGTGGAGAGATTCAGATTTCTTCAGGATTTGTTCTCTTCCTTCCATTCTCGAGGAGAACATGGGAATAGGATTCTGTGCCGTCGATCGTGCTGTTCAGCTTGCGAGACTGATGCTGGCTCTTTTTCGTCATGATGAGGAGATGCTTCTTTCTCGTGCTCCAAGAGGCCTTCTGCTTCTGTCCGGAATAAAGCGCGATCAATGGGAATCCGCTATGAAAGCAAGAGACGCGGAGCTGGATCAGGGTCAAATGAAGTATTTCGGAGCGATAGCCGTTCTTGCCTCAGCTTCCTCTACCGTTGAGGCGAAGCTCATGGCCCTTTCTCAGCTTCCGGCGGGTTTCGATCTGAAGATATGGATGGATATGATCATGTACGGATATTCTCTATGCTTCGGATATGACGCATCGGAATTCTGGCCGGTTCAATACGGTTCTTTGGGGAGAGGAAATGAAACACAGATTCAGCACGAGAAAGCAACCGGAAAGGGTCGTCTTGACTTCGTTCTCGGATTCCAGGAACAGGTTACTGATTTTCTGCCTGAGTCTCTTGACTTTGTTGTTGAGCAGCGTGATGATCAGGGAGATCTTACTCGTGCGTCCGTTATTCAGGCGTGGGCGAATGTTGCCAAATCTCTGTACACATCTCAATTGAACGGAATTCCTCTGGTAACGAATGAGGAGGCTAGAGTACTTCTGGCCGAGTACGGAGTTATTCCAGCTACGTGGAGTCCTACCGCCGATGCTTCTGCTACCGATATCGATGATGCTGACGACGAGGAAGTGGTCGATCAACCCGAAGACGAGGAGTCTGCAGGAGGATCGTCAGAAGGGAACATGAAGCCAAAGTCAACCAGTCCTGACTCGGCTTCTCCCACCGCTGAGATGCTTCGGTCAGCTTACAAAACTCGAAGAATTCAAGATTTAAGAGAGGTTGTTCTTCAGAAAGCTTCTGTGTTTGAAGCCGCGAGAAGATTTCCTAAAGAACCTATTGTTCAGTTTACTTACCCCGGGAATAATATCCTGGAGCTGTGGAAATCAGGAGAGGATTTGATGAAACCTAGAGTTTGGGCTTCCATAGGAGATGTTGTTAGAAGAGCAATTCAGGAGAGTCTTCCTCCGGCAGTTGTCGGATCTGGTCTTGTTCAATCCAATCAGCCGACTCAACCTCAGATTGTGGTTGTAGATACTGAGGGAAGAATAGTTCAGCAAGCACGTCAAGAACCTTCCATAGTTGTGAACGTGCCCGAGCAGAATTTCCAGGTTGACTTGGAGAGGCTCGGTGAAGTCATAGCCAAACAACTGAAACAGGCTTCTGATCCTACGATAACTCTTACTCCGATCATTCAACTTCCAGAAATTCCTGTGATCGTAGAGAATAACGTAACTATCCAGGAGCCAGTTACCGAGGCGGTCGTAGAGGTCAACAGAGGATTCGACGGGAAGATTAAATCGGTAAAGAAAACTGAAAAGGTCATACGATGAGCGGTTTGTCCGTAGTCATTCCCTCCAGGAACGAGCTATTTCTGGAAAATACAGTCAGGGATATTTTGACCAACTCAAGAGGAGAACTTGAGATCATCGTAGTTCTTGACGGATATTGGCCCAATCCTCCTCTACCGGACGATCGAAGAATCAGCATCATTCACAGAGGAAAAGCTAGAGGAATGCGTGACGGGATCAATTCAGCGATTAGTATAGCTCGCAACAAATTCGTCATGAAATGCGATGCTCATTGTCTATTCGCCGAGGGATTTGATGAAATTTTGAAGGCTGACTGCGACGATGACTGGGTTGTTATTCCAAGAAGATACTCTCTAAATCCAGACACGTGGGGTCTAAATAAAAAGACTCCGGTAGACTATCATTTTCTGAGTTATCCGTGGTGGAAGCCTGAGATGCTCGGTCTTCATGGAACGGTATGGACAGAACGGGCCAAGGAGAGGCTTCACATTACTCTGGACGAGGAAATGAGTTTTCAGGGATCCTGCTGGTTCACTACCAAGGATCATTTTATCAACAGAATAAGATTTCTTGAAGAGGAAGGATACGAAACTTTCATCGGAGAACCTCAGGAGGTTGGAAATAAAACTTGGTTGGGAGGGGGCAAGGTAATGGTCAATAAGAAGACCTACTACGCTCATCTCCACAAGGGAAAGAGGTTCGGACGAGGATACTTCATGAGCAAAGACGAGACCTACCGAGGAAATCAGTTCAGTTGGAATTTCTGGTTCTACGACCAATGGTCTGACAGAATTCACGATTTATCCTGGCTAGTAGACAGATTTTGGCCCGTTCCATCCTGGCCTGAAAACTGGAAAGACATTCATGAAAACGATATTAGACTTCGTAGAAAACCTGGAAAGTCCTCGTAGATCTCCCGTTGAAATCACCGGAGTTGGGAGAGATGATCTTGCGGTCTTCTTCCGGGAAGCTGGATTTCGCGTAGGAGTTGAGCTGGGAGTTGAGCAGGGATTGTTCACTGAGGTTTTAGCGAAATCTAATCCTGAGGCTAAGATTTATGCGATAGATGCTTGGGAGGCATATCGTGGATACCGAGATCATGTGTCTCAGAGCAAACTGTCGGATTTCTATCTCGAGGCGAATAGACGGGTTAGAGATTTGAACGTAGAATTGGTTGTAGCTTTCAGCATGGATGCTCTAGAGCAGTTTGATGACGAATCTCTTGACTTTGTCTATATAGACGCAAATCACGAACTACCGTATGTGATCAGAGACATAATCGAATGGAGTAAGAAAGTTAGGAAGGGTGGAGTAGTCTCTGGCCATGATTATTACGAGTCAAAACGTATTTCCACCAAGAATCATGTAAAATATGCGGTAGATTGCTACACTAGATCCTATAGAATAAATCCCTGGTTCATTCTAGGTTCCAAAGCTAAGAATGACGGGGAAATCAGAGACAAATCAAGGTCTTGGATGTGGGTAAAACGGTAGATTTATCAGTAATCATTCCTGCTAGAAATGAGGAATTTCTGGGAGAAACCGTCAAAGGAGTCCTGGATAACTCAAGAGCTAACACAGAGATTGTGGTGGTTCTCGATGGAGAGTGGCCTGTGAATTCGTTGAGAATTGATCCGAGATTGTCCATTCTCTACCGTCCTGAAAGTATAGGTCAAAGAGCAGCTATGAATGAGGCGTTCAGGTTATCCAGGGGTCGATGGATCATGAAACTTGACGCTCATTGCGCTGTTGATGAGGGTTTTGATCGGAAGCTTTTGTCCGTTATCAAGCCCGATTGGACGATGGCTCCCTGCATGAAGAATCTCCATGTTTTTGATTGGGTTTGCTCTTGTGGGCATAGAATCTACCAAGGACCTATACCTAAGAAATGTCCTTCTTGCTCTGGATCTTCTTTCAGTAGAGAAATAGTCTGGATTCCCAAATCCAGTCCTAACAGTTGTTCCTTCAGATTCGATCGAGATCTTCGCTTTCAATACTGGAGAGAGTTTGGAAAGAGGCCTGAAGGAAAGGGTCCTATAGCTCCGTCTTTGAGTCTTCAGGGATCTTGTTTCATGTTGTCTAGGGAAAAGTACGAGGAGTTGAATATAGCTGACGAGGAACATGGTTCTTGGGGTCAGCAGGGAACAGAGGTAGCTTGTAAGACGTGGCTTTCCGGGGGTCAGGTTATGATCATGAAGACTACCTGGTATGCTCATCTATTCAGAACTCAAGCTGGATTTACTTTTCCCTATAAACTTGAATCTGGACAGGTTGATCATGCTAGAAAATACTCTAGAGAGCTTTTTCTCGAGGGAAAATGGGATAAGGCTATTTACGATCTGAATTGGTTGCTTGAAAAATTCAAACCAGTTCCAGGATGGCATGATGGCTGAAATAATTTACTATACTTGTAATACTCATCCTCCAGAAATAGATCTGAACTGCAGAAGAGTTCTGAAGGATGTTCCTCTAAGAATAGTGTGTGTATCTTTGAACTCTATGCTGGATTTCGGAGATCACAACATCATGATGACCGGAGAAAGAGGTCCTCTGATGATGTTTCGTCAGATCCTTACCGGACTTCGTGCTTCAGATGACGACTATGTATTTCTTTGCGAGTCTGACGTTCTTTATCCGTTCAGTCATTTTTCTCCTCCAGCTATTTTGAGTAACGAATTTCTGTACAATACGAATGTATGGAAGATGAGGTTCTCTGACGGTTTACTGGTTTGGACCGACAACATGATTCAAGTAAGTGGTTTATTCAGCAGAAGAGAGTTTCTCATGGACTGGGTTTTCAAGAAGATCGATCAGATAAAGAAAGATGGATTTGATCGACATTACGAGCCTGGTGTTCGTCAGAAACTAAAATTCGACTGCAAAGTCAATACTTGGGAATCGGCGTCTCCTCTAGTTTGCGTCAGACACGACAAGAACTTGACCAAATCAAAGTGGTCTCCTGAGGAATTCAGAAATTCCAAGTTTGCCTACGGATGGAAGACCGCTAGAGAAATTCCTCTGTGGGGAACATCTGAGCAGATTCTGTCAATTTTTGGTAGAAGTGGAGAATCGAAATGAGTCTAATTATACGCTCTACAAGAATAGCGGCTCCGACTTCTACCGGAAATCAAGATATAACAATCTCTGATTTCGGAACTCCGAAATTTGCTATTTTACAGATAACGAATGCTACACAGAATGCTACTTCTGTTAATCATTTAGTTTATGGATTTGGCATGGTCGGAAACAGTCAACAGATGGCTGTTGGAAGAACCGACGAGCATAATCTCGATACTTCTGACGCTTACGATACGAATAGTACCAGCAAATGTCTGATCATTCTAAATCCAGCGGATGGAACTGTTGATGGAGAAGCAGAATTCGTAGAGTGGATAACCAATGGAATAAGAATAAATTGGACCAATGCTCCTTCTTCAGCCTATCTTGTTACCGCTACTCTTTTCGGAGGAACTGATCTCACGAACGTGTATTTGGGATCAGTAAATCCGAGCTCAACTTTGAATAATACAGTAGATGTCACTGCTCCTGGATTTCAACCTAATCTAGTATTTACTGCCGAGTCTTTATCTTCAAGCACAGCTTACGGTGGAGTTAGTCTCGGAGTAGTTCATAGCGGAATTTCTGTGACTCAGGGGTCTATCCAGGCCATGTCCAGAGATGCTAGAGGAACTACTCAATCAGCTCTTAACATATCCGATTCTTACGGATCAGGTATAGCTCTTTTGACCGCTAATGGTTATCAGGCTGAGTTTGGTAGTTTTGATGCCAGCGGATTCTCTATTACTACCAGGGGAAGTGCGAATGCCGTAGGAACTCTGTTTTATGCGGCTTTAGCGATAACTAATTTTGATATAAAGGTTGGATTCCTCTCTACTCCCACCTCTACCGGAAGTCAGGGAATTACAGGAGTCGGATTCAAACCTCAATTTCTGTATACTCTATTCGGTGGAGCAGAAGCATACGACACTAATTACGATGATGATGATGGATGCTCTTTTTCTGTAGGTGTTGCTGATTATCTCAACGAGTATTCCTGCACTATAACTACAGATATAGATGCCGGAACTTCAGATACGGAATCTAGAGTTGATGATAGTCTTGTAAGAATAAATAATCCGGATGGTTCCGTTCAAGCTCAGGCTTCGTTCACTCAATTTGACAATGACGGTTGGACTTGGAATTTCTCTTCAGTTGATGGTACTGCTGGGAAAGTTGGAGTTTATCTGGCAATTGAGGAAGAAGTTTCTACCGGATCTCCTAGCTCGTCGGTTTCTCCTTCCGGTTCACCCTCAAATTCTCCTTCTGTTTCTCCTTCTGTTTCTCCTTCTGGTTCTTCCTCCAACAGTCCTAGCAATTCTCCGTCGGTCTCTCCGTCGTCTAGTACCTCTCCTTCGAGTAGTGTGAGTCCTTCTCCTAGTGTAGGAATTTCTACTTTTGTGAATGGTTACGGAGGAGATGTAAATTCCGCTAAAGACGCTCTTCTTAATGGTAGAATTCCAGAGTTGGGTCTTGAGGATCACGGAAGTTTCGAGGTAGATGATCAGCAGAGAGGCTTGATATTTTTCAGTTGTTCAGCTGTTCCTGCAGGAAGTCATTGTTCTTCGGCTACTCTCGAGATGTGGAAAAATGATTCGGGAGGAGTCAACGTTTGCGAAGTTGAGATTTACAAAGTAGCTCTAGCTAATAAGAATTGGATTCTGGGAGAGGGAGTAGGAAATCCTGCTCCTGAAGATTGTCCAACTTGGGAAGCTCTAGCCGCCGATGGAAGCGGAGGAGTGAAAGTTGCTTGGGCGGGTTCAGCCGGTTTGTCTACCGCTGGAACAGACTACAACTCTACCATGATTGGATCTTTCATATTTTCCGGTTCTGACGCCGCAGGGACTCACTACACTTGTGAGTTGGATCCGGATTCTGTAGAGGAGTGGTTCGGGTCGGACGATTATAATGCTGGACTGCTTCTGATATTCCCTGTATTCACAGGAAATCATCTTACTCAATCAGAATATGGGACAACTGGATACAGACCAAAACTAACCATTGAGTATATAGAAGCTAGCGATTCTCCATCTCTATCTCCGTCGGCCTCTCTTTCTCCATCTTCTAGCGTTTCTCCCAGTGAGTCGGCAAGTTTATCTCCCTCATCCAGTATTTCTCCATCGTCTAGTAGTTCTAGCTCTCAGTCTCCTAGCGATTCTCCTTCGCTTTCTCCCTCTTCATCTCTCAGCCCTAGTAGCTCTGAGAGTCCTAGTGTTTCTCCTTCCAGCTCAGGCTCTTCGTCTCAGAGTCCCTCTGTTTCTCCGTCCAGTTCGAGCTCTGCAAGTCAATCTCCAAGCTCTTCTTTGTCTCCCAGCTCTTCTGTGAGTCCTTCTCAGAGCTCGTCTAATTCTCCTAGTTTATCTCCGTCAAGTTCGGAATCTGCTAGTCAGTCTCCTAGCTCTTCGAATTCAGCTAGTCAATCTCCTAGCTCGTCTACCTCTCCAAGTTCGTCAGTTTCTGCAAGCCAGTCGTCTAGTTCGTCTCCAAGTTCGTCGTCAAGTATTTCTCCCTCTCCGTCCATTGGAGATATTCCGTGGAATCTGCCTTCGTCAGTCAATGTCTATATAGGATCCATCGATTCCGGATCCGTGTGGTCTACACATGACGATGACGATCAGAAGTTTGTGGTCTCTGGAGTCATAGGAACTCCAGCTTTCATGATCGATTTAGTTTTTGGAGAGGGAGAGGAAGTTCCGTCGTTTAATCTTCTACTTACCGTTAGAGGATTCTACTCCGGAAATCCAGGTCATAACGTAAAACTTCGTCAATATAACTGGGCTACAGAAGATTGGGATGATGTTACTTCGGATGTTCAAGATTTTCCGGATCAAAGCTCCGATCAGGAATACGAATTTGATCTTATAGCAGATATTGATCATTTGAGTGATACAGGACTTGTGTCTGTAGCCATAGTCCACACTACCTCAGGAACTGCGGACGATCAGCTTAGTATAGATCATGCGTTCTTGACTCTTCTTGGAAGTCCTAGTAGTAGCGTCAGTCCTAGTAGTAGTGTCAGTCCTAGTAGTAGTGTTAGCTCATCTATTTCTCCATCGAGCTCGACTAGTCCTTCCTCTAGCGCATCTTCCTCATTGAGTCCGTCGTCGTCTGAGAGCTCTTCTCAGAGTTCCTCTGTTAGTTCGTCTCAATCCTCCAGCGAGTCGTCAAGTGCTAGCTCGTCTCAATCTCCTAGCTCTTCCGCTTCATCAAGTGAGAGCCCTTCTCCTAGTCCTGCAAGTCCTAGCAGTAGTCTAAGTCCTTCTTCCAGTCCCTCTGCCAGTGAGTCCGGTAGTGTCTCTCCTAGTTCTTCAGGATCGGCAAGTCAAAGTCCAAGCTCGTCTGAGAGCTCTAGTCAGAGTCCTAGTAGTAGTGCTTCCAGGTCAGTGTCTCCTTCCTCTTCAGGAAGTCCTTCTCGGTCTCCATCCTCGTCAGTTTCGTCCAGTCCTTCTTCCAGCGCTTCCAGAAGTACCTCTTCGAGCGCTTCCTCGAGTACTTCTTCTAGCAACTCATCCTCAGAATCTCCGTCAGTGTCTCCTTCCGAGGGTCCTGAGCCAGAGCCTAATCCAGCTCCTGTAGGTGGATCAGGTTGGAACAGATACTTCGTAGAACCTGGCGAAGACGATGAGGAATTGTTGAAAATTCTCATGTCAATTCTATAGGAGAAATCTATGAGTGCAAGTCTTCCAATCGAGTATCTCAGAGATCTTCCGTTTCATTTTCCAGCTTTTTTCGAGACTGGAACTTCAGAGGGAGATACGGTTCAGTCGGCTCTTGAAGCTGGGTTTTCAGAAATCTACTCCGTAGAGTTCCATCCAGAAATTTTTAGGAAGGCTCAAAGAAGATTCGTCGAATCCAAAAATGTGAGTTTGCTGAATTTCAAATCGGTGGAAGGTCTCAAAATTCTAATCCCGTTTATTGAGGTTCCTACCGTATTCTTCCTGGATGCTCATCCCGATAGAGATGCGGGAGAATCTCCAATCTTGGAGGAGCTAGACGAGATTTCCAAATTCAAGCTTCCGTTTGTAATATTCGCTGATGATATGAGACTCATGGGTCAGGGAAAATGGTCAAGATCTTCTACCTCGGCTATTCAAGAGAAGATTCTGTCTATCCATTCTGATTTTATGATAGATTTTATCGGCAACGGTCATTCAGATAGAGATCTTCTTAGAGCCGTGAGGAATTGGAAATGATCGTCTCCATAGTTACAGGAACATACAATCGTTTGAAGTCTCTCAAGAGAATGATCGACAGCGTTAGAAATTCAGTAGGAATTGGATTTCCGTACGAAATAGTTGTCGTAGATGGCGGATCTACCGACGGAACTCAGGAATTTCTACGTAATCAATCTGACGTAGTTTTAATCGAACAGAAAGAGCTGCTCGGTGCAGTGAAAGCCTTCAACGAAGGAGCCAGATCCTCAAGAGGAAGATATGTGATCATGGCTAATGACGATATAGCATTCAAATACGAATCCATAGTGAATGCTATATCGGTTCTTGAAGACGATTCCTCGATTGGAATTGGGTGTTTTCCACAGAACAGATATTCCTCCGAGTATACCGTGTCCAGGATGCCTGCTGTGATAGATGGAGCTCAATCCTCAACATGGTACGGTCAGGTCTGCATTATTCCAAGATGGCTGGGAAATAGAGTTGGATGGTGGGGAGAGGGATATCATACTTACGGTGGCGATAACGAGATGTCTTGTAAGGTTCTCGAGTTAGGACTTAGAGTTGTTCCGTTGGAATCATGTTGCATAGATGATTTCGTGGAGAAAGACGAGCTTAGAAAAATAAATTCGAAGGGATTCGGACCTGGCGATAATCATCCCGACTCGATTCTGTGGAAATCAAGATGGACCAGAAATGACAAGATTGGTCCTGTAGTGTCAAATTTTCCTCTCATAGATATTCCGAAAAGAACCAAAGATATAAGAGTTTTGTATGCTCCCATATACGAGGATTCGTCTTTTCCAATTCAGCTGAAAACCAAGAAGGGCTTGAGGGAATCTCTTTCGAAACATTGGATGGTTTACGAAGTAAATTACAGACGAGATCCCGACTTGATTTACTATGGGGTTTCCATGTTTAGACCCAACTTGGTGATCATTCAGTTTCATGATCCGAAAGCGATATCCTATGACTTGATGATGAAGCTTCGCGATGAATTCAAGGATACCGTATTCGTTAGCTGGAACGGAGATTATAACCTCAAAGCATTGGAATCTTCAGCCTATAAGCAAGTCGCAAAATTGTTCCATTTGACCACTTTCGTTTGCATGGATATTATTCCTCAGTATATTGCCGAGGGGATCAACGCTAAATATTGGCAGATAGGATTCGAGGATTATGATGTCATTCCTGGAACTCTGAAGGAGAGAATAGACGTATTATTTATGGGGAATTGTTACACAAGACAACGTCAATCAATGGGAGAAATGTTGCGGATTCGTAAGGATCTGAAAACACGTTTGTACGGATCGTGGCCTTCTCACATAGGATCGGACGGAAACACTCTCTATGATTTTGCTACCGGAGATTTGATCTGCAGGTCTTCAGAAATAGTTCTCGGAGATAATAATTTTCCTGATTCCTATGCGTATGTTTCAAATAGACTTTTTCAGGTTCTTCACTCTGGAGCATTCTATCTTCAGCAGGTAATTCCTGGAATGACGCAAACTTTAGGTTTAGAAGATGGAGTTCATCTGGCGACGTGGACTGATTTGAATGATCTATCTAACAAGATAGATTTTTGGTTGCCCAGAAAATCAGAAAGACTTCAGATCGGAAGGGAGGGAAAGAAATTTATCGACAGATACCATTCCTTCGACGCTAGAGTTTCTGAGTTGATGCTAATGCTCGCAGAGTTGAAAATGGGTCACTAGTCGGTGACTAAAAAGTATGCTATAATGGGTTATAACGAGGAATTGAAATGAGCGATCTAAAGGAAATTTTTAGAGATTTTCAGACGCTAATGGGCAAGCTGTTCAAAGCTATTCCGGCTGAGCAGTCCGTTAGCGTTCAAAACTTGTACGAGCAGGTATGGACTGCCTCCCTGGAGGGCGAGGATTGGATGTGGTTGATCGATCTATACGTAGATGAGGCTTCTGGATCCATCTCGGCTCTTTTCGCAAAAGAGGGAAAGCTCTTCATGTCTCCGGTTTCTCTTAGTGATTCTGGAGCAACTCTCGGAGAGATGACTCAGGTCAAGGAAGTTTTTGAACCTGTGGTCAACTCTATTAGAGTACGTCAGAGCGTCGATGGAACTTCCAGATGGTTCCTGATTTCCTCGTCTACCGTTCTGAATCGATCCGGATACTTCAATACAAAAGAACTATTCGATAAATTCGTCGAACAGAGCGAAAGCGGTAAAAATCCTTACGCCACCTTCTATCATCTAGAAGAGGTGATGAAGCTAGGGTCTGTAGACTGGATCGCCAGAGAAGGAAATCTTCTGTTGATGTCCGGTCTTTTCGACGACTCTGAGCTAGGAAGATTGATGAAGGAAGCGATAGAGAAGGATCCCGACTATTGGGGTTCTTCTATTTCGTTCTATCCCTACGACCATAAGATGGTTAAAATAACCGAGAGCATTTCTCTTCCTGCCTATACTGATGGAGAACTGATCGAGGTCTCATTCCTGCCCGAAAAAGAGGCATGTGCTCTTCTTACTTCGGCAGTAGCTCAAGGAAGGAACAAACTGATGGAAGAAAGAATTCTTAATGCTTTGAAGAAATTGACCGACGGAGATGAAAGTCTTCTGGAAACCCTGGTCGACAAGATCGACTCGGCTAACGGAGTGATCACTAAAGAAGGTCTTCTTCACCAATCAACTGAGACGACCGAGGTGACCGAGGTGACCGAGGAAGCTGCTGAGGAATCGGCAGGTTCAGGTCAGGTCGAGGAGATTGTTCTCGACGAATCGCTCATCAAAACTGTTGTTAATCAGCTGGCTGATCATCCCTCCATGAATGAATTCAGGCTCCTGTCCGAGCAGAGATTCCAGGATCTTCAGCAGTCGATCGAGTCTTTGACGAGATCACTCGAAGAGTTGAGAACTGCGTTCGGAGCTTCCACAACCTCGGTTGACCAGCGGCTCAAGAGGATGGAGAAACCTGTGGCTGAACTCCAGCAACAGACTCAGAATGACCTTCCGAGAAATTCCACTCAGAGAGTTGTGGTCTATAGACCCAGTCTTCAGGAAACCGGAGAAGAGGAAAAACTCAATCCGTCCGACCTCGCGGAACAGACGCTTTCGAGGATCCGGTAATGAGCCAATTTACCGAAACCCAACTTCACGAAGCTAGATCGGAAGAGCGTAGACGTAGAACTTATGTTGCTCCGTCTACTTTCGAGCGCATTAAGAAGTATTTCCGTCCGGATGTTAAATCCGCCCTGGGAAAATACACCTATTTTGCCTCCAGAGATATCGGTCTTGACGGATCTGACTATCAACCAAAGGTGAATTGGGATGCTTTGCGTGGAAGAATGAAGTTCGTGATCTGGAAAGCGGCCGAAGTTCCCGATTCCTGGAAAACCTACGATCCGGCTAACTGGATTCAGAAAACTTTCGCTGATGCCTGCGACAAGTGCTACTCCAATGACATTCCCTTCTCGGGATATATCTATCTGAATCCGGCATACTTCTGGGTAAACGGAGGAACCGAGCAGAGCTGGCTGAATATTGACGATGAAACGGATCCGGTAATATGGGCGAAGAACGTTTTGAAGACCGATCTCAACGTTTACATCACGGTTAGATCCTGGATCATCGGAACTGGTTTAGGAGACTGGGTTTTAGATCCGAATCTTCTCAAGAAGGCGTACTACAAGAAAGTTTATTCCTGGTGGGGAGATGCTGAAAGATGGTACAGAAGTACTTCAGATTGGCTGACCAACGGCAATTCAGCAACCAGGGTTGGATCCGTCTGGATCAATAATATGTTCGGTAGGTGGGCTTACCGCATGACCAGACTGATGCGTCATGGATTCATTCCTACCGTTCCTGTTGGATTCTATTCGGCTAAGTGGTTCATAGACACATACTGCAAAGAATTCGATCTGTCAACAGCTCAGAATTATCCTGTATGGAACGCAGGATGGTACTGGAATCCCAGTCCTTCGGTTGTAACGACTCTGGAGGGTGTGAAGGATCAATTTACCACTATACCCGATGAGTGGAGACCCAAGATGTGGGGTAAGGATCCCACCGACATTATTCAGGTCTCTGGCGACAGATTCAAGATTCCGGAGATCACGAATCTTAACGGAGTTCCTGTAGGAACTGACTGGAACGTTTGGTGGAATCCCGGTCAAACTCTTCATCAATTCCTGAAGTATTCTTCCAAACCTCAGGAATGTCCGACAGGATCTCATTGGGACGATGTTCAGAAGATTTGCGTTCCTGACGATGTTCCCGGTCCTTCTACTGATCTTGAGAAAAGAGTTCAGGCTCTGGAAGAATTCAGATTGGAAGCTCAAAGAAACATGGAAGAGCTGAATAAAACCGCGACTTCTCTTAGAGACTCCGTACATTCAGCTGGCGATTCCTTGAAGTCAGCCTAAACATAGGAGGATTATCGAAGTGAAGTTAATCTTTGACGGTAAAGTTACTGCGAAAGCAGATCTAACGCACAGAAGGAGTTTGTAATGACCATTTCAGATTTAGCTACGATCTATGGGTGCTGTGGTCTGTTTGACCTATGCAGTGACCAAGATCTGATGCCCCTCTAGTTAGAGGGCCAGTCCAGATTCATGGAATAGATCGGATGGGCGAAAACGAATGTTTGTGTGATCAAGAAAAACTTCATCACCTACATTCGCGCCGAGGAGAGCAAGGATGTAATGACAACCGGCTATCTCTCCAATCCCTGCGGAGATTCCAATGGAGTCGAGTGGGGATCCTGCGACTTCACTCTTGAAGATTTTGCTCTTCTTCGCCGACACGGTCCCGAGCGGAATGCTACCAGATCTGCCGTGAAGTATTGCGAAACTCAGCCGCGCTATCGGCTAGACGGATCTCCGATCACCAGCGATGTCGAATTTGACATGAGACTCGCTACCGAAGGAGTACTTCAGGATCTCAAGAGAATGCTTGTTGACGGCAACAAGGCTACCGCCGGTCAGTTCGATGGATTGACTCGCCTCGTGAAAACCGGCTATACGAACTCTCGTGGCGTCCACTGTAGATCCATGGATTCCATCGTTGTCGACTGGAACGCCAATGGTTTGGACGGTGGTAACGGGATTACCTGGAATGGAGTCTCGGTTGCCAGCACCTACTCTATGGTAGATGTTTTGATCGCCATCATTCGCCGGATCAAGGATCGAATCTCCATGTCTCCGGCTCTGTCGGCTCAGCCTCTTTCAGTTGGCGACATCATCGTTCTCGCTCCGTCTCACATTCTGAGAGCTCTGCTTGATTCGTTTACCTGCTGGAGTGTTTGCCCTGGTTCCACCAGTATTCAGGTTGCAATTCAGAGCTACGAGGCTCGAAGATTCCGGGACAGTCTCATGGGCGGTCTCTTTGGAGACGGAAAGATCTATATCGATGGTTTTGAGATTCCTCTCTGCAAGTATGACTGGGGTCTCCATACTCCATCGACCGGATATTCTGACATGTACGTTCTCACCGGAAGAATCGGAAACGTGAAGACTATTTCCGGTCAGTATCTGGATCTTTCCACGGTTCCGACCAACTACCCTGAGGCGAATTACTCCTATACCGATGGCGGTCGTCTTCTGACCTGGCTTGAAAGAACCAAGACCTGCGTCTACCGTGAGGTGGAAATGCAACCTCGGTTGCTGATGTGGGCTCCTTGGGCTCAGGCGAGAATTCAGGACATATCGATCACTCCTCTGGGTGGTGTTATCAGTCCTGATCCTTGGGCTGCTACCTTCCCCGAGACCAGTTTCTCGGCGGCGGTTTGTCCATAGTCATTTCCTGATCCTCCTTGAAAGAGGGTGGGAGATCCGAAATTCTCCCACCCTCGAAGGAATAAAAAATTGGATTTTTCTGTTATCGTTCCGTCGTTCAATTCCGCGAAGTATCTTCCGGATCTGTTTCACTCCATATTCGGAGGCGAAACTTCTATTGGCGTTCTCAAAGCTCAAACTATTCTACCGTACGAAATTATAGTTGTTGATGATGCCTCTCAGGATAATACAGAAGAGGTAGTTGATTCGTTTAGAAGCAAATTTCCCAGGATATCCTACTACAGGTTGAACAGAAATAGTGGAACTCCTGTGGCTTGCAACGTAGCCGTCAGAAACAGTTCTACGGAAATAATCACTAGAATTGATTCCGACGATATGCGAGAGTTCGAATCTTTCGAGCGGATGCTTTCTATTCAGAGGTCGAATCCGAATTCGTTCGTTTTCGACGACATAAAAATATTCGTAAATGGAAAAAGACAGGTTCACGCATGGATAATGCCTGAGTATGATTTCTTCGGTCTTTTGCGGCAAAATACAATTCATGCAGGAATAATGTTTCCTAAATCCGCATGGGAGAAATGCGGAGGATATCCCGAAGAGTTTGTCCGCGGAAGAGATGACTGGTCATTCAATGTTGCTCTTGGATCTGTGGGATGTTGCGGTATTCATGTTCCTTACGCTGGCTATTTGTACAGAAGAGAGCAGCAAAATCGAACTTTACGAAATTCGTCATCGGAAGCTCAGAGAGACTTCATGTTTCAGATGACGAAAAGATTTCCTGATCTGTACTCTGGGAGGTTTCCTATGGGATGCTGTGGAAATAGAGGTTCGCGTACTGCGACTTCTAAACCCTCCGGTTCTTCGTCGGAACTGGTTGTTGGAGAGGAAGGAATGACAATCCTCGAATATCAGGGAGGAAATTACGGTACTGAGACTTTCTACGGTCCTGTAACCAGAACTCCTTATCGATTCAACTCCACAAAATATTCGAAAAGAAATGTAGACAATCGGGATTTGCACGCTCCGAAAGGTCAAGGTCTTTTGGATTTTCACAACGGATCTAAGCCGATATTCGTTATTTGGCGTCCTTCCGAGCCAGTCGTTCAGGTTAACGACGTTCCCGAAGTTCCCGACATTTCCAAGACTGTCGAAGTTCCTGAGACTGCGGACGCAACTTCCTCTGAAGTCAATGAGGCTGTTATGACGTTTCCGATCAGAACTCCGATAGAATCGGGACAAGTGAAAGGAATAACGGTAAAGAGAATAAAAGCTCTTTCCGACAGGGGCATATCGGATTGGGAATCTTTCGTGTCGTCTTCCTCGGAGCTTCTGTCCGAGATTACTGGAATGTCTGTTGAGGACATCAACGCGATCAAGAAGGATCTGACTGAATGATTGACGATATTCTTAGAATTCCTCTCGCGATTCTGGCCGTCTTTAGAGTTACCGAACTGATGGTTTATGACGACGGTCCTTTCGGAGTATTTCTACGATTTCGTCATTTTCTGGCGGATCTTTCTACTTCGTCGCGAGCAAGGAATTCGGGAATCAGAACCGTAAGTACCGAACTTGCCGACTGGGTTCATTGTCCGTTCTGTGTTGGAGTTTGGATCTCTGTGGTATTTGCGGTTCTGATTCTGATTCCTTCCATTCCAGGAGATGTTATCATATTGATCCTGGGTTTGGCCGGAGGACAGTCATTTCTACAGCAAAAGGTTTCAAGAGATGCGCTCACGCAATAGTTTGGGTTTTTTGCAAGGTGTAAAAATACCTATTGCAATTATGCGCGAAAAAATCGAACGTTGTAGTGGCTCGTTTTTGGTCATTTTTAGGGTTGTATAACCAATGCAAATCTATGGAGCTGGATTAGATCCTCAAGCTGTTTCTCTAAGCAGATATGCCTCTATCGTGGGCTATACTGAGTGGGCTTTCTTCGGAATATCTCACAGTTCCAACTACAGATACAGTATACGAGAAATCTGGAATGAGCATCAGAGGCAAGAAATCGTATCGAGTCTTTCTCAAGCTCAGTCCATGCTAGAAGATGTTATCGGATATCCTCTGGCTAAGCGTTGGATAGCAGGAGAAAGACACAATCTTTCCGGAAATACTCCCGAAATTCTTTTGACCAAATGGTGCGACGTTCAGGATCTAGGAGTGGAGCTCAACGAGGTACTCTCAGAAAACGTCCTGATAGATTATACAGGCTCGATTCCTACCGTTTCTATTCTTGTTTCTGAGGATGTTCCTATTCAGGAAGTTCATGTTTTTCATCCCGGAGAATCTGAAGAGATAGAATCTTCAAGAAAATCGTCAGTTCCTTCTGGAAGTAATTTCGTTATAACTATTCAGATTCCTCAACCAAGACTTGTAACTCTTGAGAACAGAGAAAATCCCGAGGAAGGATGGACTAGTGACGATCTTTCGAAATTTCTTTCCGTGGTTGATGTTAGAAGAATACGAAATGATTCGTCAGTTCAGGCTAATTTCATCAGAAGAATAAATATGACCTCGTCTTTTGGATCCGAGGAAGCTTATCCAGGATTGGAGTATTGCGAAGATCCTGTTATAGGAAAAATTCAGACTATTCTTTATCCGTCTTTGGGAGGATGTACTCCTTTCGAAGTGGTTGAACTAAACTATTCCGCAGGACGAACCACGATATCAAGAGTAGCAGAAAACATTTTGGTCAGATTAGCTCACTCGTTGATGCCTTCTGAGCCTTGCGGTGAAGATGTAGTTTTGAGGCTGTGGACTAGGGATCAGACAATTCCGAAGATTCTTACCAAAGAAAGAATTGAGTGTCCATTCGGAATGTCTGACGGAGCCTGGAGTGCTTGGAAATTCGCTCAGAATATAACGGTCTTCAGAGCATCCACTACCGCTGTGAGGTATTCATGATAGCTATAAAATTCGAAGCTATAAGACCTCCTCAATTCAACTCTCAGTTCTACCGAAAGAATTTAGTCTTCGAGATGGGAGCTTTCGGTAGAGAAGCCGTGAAGGAATTCTCCAAGGTTACTAAATTCTTCAAGTCCAACAGACCTAAATTTTCATACAATTTGAATACCATAGCCGAGGGAAGAACCAGAGTAGAAGTGTCAGTATCTACTGACAATCCTCTATTCTTTTGGCTTGATCAGGGAGTTCCTGCTCACGATATAATTCCTAGAAAAAGATTCATATCAGGAACTTCAGGAACGTATCATTCGGCCTCTCTTCCTGGAACCCTCTCTACAGATCCTGCTGGAGGAACAAAAATAATCGACGGAAGATATCTGAATTTAAACTGGGTAGTTCCCTGGTCAGGAATACGGGCAAGAGAGTGGACCAGACTTATAAGAGAGAAGATGGAGTCTGAGTATTCCTTGGCTGACAGACTTCAGACAGCTCTAAATAAATCAGCTGGAGAATGCTGGAAGGGAGAGTGATGAAATCTGCCAGATTTATTCTTAGAAGACGAAGAGCAGTTATTCTCGAAATGGAAATCGAAGGAAAATTTCAGAGAGCTTCTTTTCCTGCCGAAAGTATTGCTCTTAGCAACGAAGATATCGTTTATATGACTGAAGAGGAATTTTCTTTAGGAATTCCATTCGGCATACCCTTCGAGGATCGTTTATCCGGAAAGTTTCTTAGTCCAATTTCCATAGCAGAAGCACTTCATAATGTGGGTTTGTGGACTTCGAAGGACATTCAGGAAAATCCTCGACTTGTTCAGTCAGCTTTGGTGTCTCTCTTGGGAGATACTCTACATGAGATCACCAGCTTAGCTCGGGAATTCAAAGCGAAGGAGTAAAGATGACTAATTATCTTGCTGGTCAAGCCTCTCTGTGGGTACAACCGGATGGACCCAATACTGAACCCAAATATCTTGGGTGTCACAGTATCGGGGATATTCCGGAACCGAAAGGCGATTCGACTTTTCTGTACTGTCCCGATCCGGCCCAGGTTGGGAAATTCGTGGTGAAGAACAGCTACCGTGGAGAGCCTGGGACTATCACTACGACTCTTGAGACCGATCTAAGGTCCACGGCTGACTATCTTGAGGATCTCTCCTCGAAGGGTTGTACCTTCCCGATCTTCGTTCACAAACTCACTACGGGTCGTCGCGACGTCTTCACCAACTTTGAACGGTCGTTTGTTCTTCGCGGTGTCGACATCACCCAGAGCACTCTAAGTAAATTGGCCTCAAGAACACCTTCTGATGAAGGCGAATCTATGCAGTCCTTTGATCTGTCGGTTCTTCAGGTTCTTAGATGCTTCAATCTTCAGGCTGTCAGAACTTCGATTACGGAAACTGAGGACGTTACCGCCATCGCTGTTCTTGGTCAGGATCGTTGCGAAGGTGGCGGTCTTAGAAGAATGGATCCTGAGGACTCTTTATTCGCCGCCACAAAGCATCTTTCCGGAAGCTCGGCCAATGTTGCCAATGTCCTGAATTCAGCTTACGAAGCTTCCTGGGGAGCCACCGGAGCAAATCCATTCGGTGCTGGATACGATATCAACGGAATAGTCGGATTCCTGATCTCCGCCACTTCGGTCAGAGTGGTTGTTGCCAGAGGAACCACCATTGGTGGAACTCCGGCTCAAATCGCGTATTCTGACGACGACGGCGATACTTGGACGACCGTTACCGTTGGGTCGGTCAATGGAGAATTCGTTTCTGGAGCGCACGCTCTGTTCTCCCTCGACAGATATCACATCTGGCTCGGAACCAATCTCGGTAGAATATACTTCTCGGCTGACGGAGGTCTTACCTGGTCTCTTCAAGAGAATCAAGCCATATCCAACACAGCGATCAAGGGCATAGATTTCGTAGACGAGCTTACCGGAATGGTGGTTTACACCGGAGGAGAAGTCGGACTCTCGGTTGATGGAGAGACCTGGTCCGAGCTGACGGATACCACTTCATCTGCCCTCGTTGACTGTCAGATGATCACCAGATACAATCTCTGGGCAGTCGGAACTGACGGAATGTTTTATTCCATGGACGGTGGAGTTACCTGGGTCAGCAGATCCTCGGATAACGTCGGAGCTATCGACTTCTTGAACGAAATGTTCGGTATAGCAGTCGGCGGAGCTGCCAACGGGAATATCTGGATGACCATAGACGGAGGGTATGACTGGCTTCCGCTGACTGCGGTGACCAATTCCGGCCTTACCGATGTTGTGGTCGTATCAACCAAGTTGGCCTATGTTGTCGGAAATGCCAACGGCGGAACAGGCTTCATTGCCAAACTCGTTCCGGCCTCCTAATTCTGATCCAAGGGGAGATCTTGAAATCTGCCTTGAAATTTTATTACTCTCGGAAGGAGGGAATGGTAACTCCCCGCCACCTTCCTTCCGAGAGTCGGGGAGAACTATATGTCAAAAGGATATAAAAATACTCAGCTAGCTCAGCTAGTTGAGGATGTTTCCAGAACAGAAGAAGTTATCTGGACCAATTCTCGAGGAATTACTGTAAGACTTCTTCCTATTCCTCCGTATTTGGTTCAGTTGGCCTCTTCCTCAATTGAGAGACCTACTCCTCCTACTTATACGGTAAAATTAGAGGGTGGAGGAACTGAAACGCATATTCATGATGAGACCTCAATAGCTCAATCCTCAGAAGAGGAGAAGAAGTTATGGGAGGACTACAAGTTAGCTGAGATGCAGGCTGATCAAGCTGTCTCAGATCTTATTCTGGATATCGTTCTCATGGAAGGAGTCGTTCTTGAGCCAGAGACGCTTGAAGCAAGCAAGAAAAGGCTCCAGTTGTATAGAGTGAGTCTTCCTGAGGATCCAGAGGAAGCAGAACTATTTATGCGAAGAACATTCCTTATCGGAAATAGAAATGACGCGGAGGCTATAGTTTCAGTTGCTATGGCTTTGACTGGAGCTTCTCCGGAAAGGTTGAAAGTTATGCGTAAATCCTTTCCAGATCCAATGGACTCCGAGTCATAACGAAGGGAAAGGAATTCCCATTGAGAATCTCAAGATCTCTAAGGGTAGTTGGGAATTTTCTCAGCTGTTTCTTGAGGTGGGAGTAGCTAAGGATTGGAATATGGATCCGATGGAATTCTGGTCAAAACCTAGAATTGCTCGAGAACTTATGATAGCCTTCTCTATTTCGTCGGGAGAGATGACGACTTTTGAGCGAGATCAGGTTACCAAGGAGACGTAATGGCAACTCCTGCTGAGATAGGTCTAAGAGCCGTTCTCGACATGGCGAATATGGACTCTAACAGCAAGAGATTTCTTGCTGAAGTGGATCAACTGAAAAAGGAAGTATCCTCATTTGCTTCTAGTTCTTCCAGTTCTCTGCGGAATTCTGGTAAAGAAATGGGGATCTTCGGAGAAGCAGTCCATAGAGTCTCGTCCATCGTCAACGGAATCATCGTAGCTGATATTTTCCGAGGAATAGCTCGAGAGATTCGAGGAGTTGTTTCTGAAGTTTTTCAGGCTACTTCTGAGTTCCAGAGTCTTCAAATTCAATTCGAAACTCTAGCGGCTAGAGATTACATGGCTGAATTCGGAGGTAGCATTGACGAAGCTCTCGAAGCCACCTCAGGAACAGCCCAAGATCTGTTGATGTGGGTAAGACAGATAGCTGTAACTACGCCGTTCACGGTGGAAAATCTAGGAAATACTCTCGCCATGGGAAAGGCTTACGGATTCACCACAGAGGAGGCTCAGAAGCTGGTTCTTACCGTAGGCGACTTTACTGCCGGAATGGGTTTGTCCGGTGAGGTCATGGAAAGAATCATCTACAATATGGGTCAGATGATGGCCGCTGGAAAGCCAACAGGAAGAGAGCTTAGAGACCTATCCAACAGTTTTGTTCCGGTAATAGAAATAGCCGACAGAATGGCTGAGAAGCTGGGAGTAACCAGAAATGAAATGCTGGAGATGTTCAGAACCGGCAAAGTTTCTGCTAGAGAGTTTGTAGACGAATTTACCTTATTGGTTGGAGAACAATTCCCTGGAGCTATGGAGAGAATGAGCAGAACCTTCCAGGGAGTTACTTCCAACATACAAGACTTCATTCAGACTATCCTAGGTTTTGAGCTGCTGGGTCCGATAGCCTCAGACATAGCCTCCGATCTGAATGATGCTCTTAAGGGTTTGCTAACTCCTGAAGTTTTCTCGGTAGCTGAAGCCGGAGGAGAATCTCTATCCTTTGCTTATGGTAAAATAGCAGAAGCTGTAAAAGCTGGAATAAGCTCTATATCTGATTTCCGCAAAGCTCTTGGAATAAATGCTCCTACAGTTACCGGATTTGCCGAATCAATTCTACGAATTGCGGCTAATGCAGTCAATATGGCCGAGGGAGTGTACGCTGGATTCGACTCGCTTTCTGCGGCCATATCTGATGTTCTCGGCTTCTTCAATACCTCATTCGAGCAGCTTGGTGCTGATATGCAGCTCTGGGGTCAAAACGTAATTTATCAGTTCGCCGCAGGTATCGTTCAAGGAATAGTGTTTGTAATTCAGGCCATAACTGCTGTTGCCAATACCATAACGAAAATGCTTCAAGCTAATAGCCCTCCGCTTATTCTTCCTGAATTGGAAGAGTGGGGAGCTAGTGCTATGCTGTCATACATGAATGGTTGGAGAAATGCAGATTTTTCTGCCTTCGAGGATATCGGAGCTCTTCTAGAAAGAGCTATAATGTCATGGAGAGGAACAACTGACGAACAGGATCTTGTTTCTAGGGTTATAGGATCCACTATTTCCATGAGCTCTGCTGTGGAAGAATTCAAGAATTTCGGAAGAGTTAGTGAGTCGACTCTATCGAAGATAGCTGATGCCGCCGGATTTGCCAGCGATGAATTCAAGGACTTCATCAATCTTTCCCTCAGTTTCGAGGGTTTTCAGGGTATTTCGGATGCGGTAGAATCTGCTCTTGACTTCGAAGGAGTTGGCTCAGTCAACGTCTTCGGTCAGGTAGTCGATTCTTTTCAAGATCTGATCTCTATGGCGGATTTGTTCGGACGAGACCTTTCTGCTACCGTATCTTCCTATGCCTCCGATTCCATGAGACTGATCGAAATAAATGATTTGGTGAAAAGATCTCAAGAAGAAATAAATACAGTCACAAAGCAATATGACGAAGTTCTCGCATCTTTGAATGCGGAGCTTCAGCTTCTGATCAATAGGCAAGAAGATACTACTAGAATATACGACATAGACAAAGCTCTAACGAGTAAGATTCTTACCTCCAGAGAACGAGAGCGTTTGGAATTAGAAAAGAAGAGAATTCTTCTTGAAAGAGAAATAAAGACCACTCAAGCAGAGAAAAATACCACTCTGAGCACCCTCAAATCTAAACTCGAGGGATATCAACAGGAACAAGACGCTATTGAGGCTAGGGTCAATAGAGAAAAAGATCTTCTAAAGAGCCTATCAGAAGCTCAACTTCAATCAGCCAAAGATCAGTTAGAAGCTGTAAGATCTGTAATTCAAGCTCAAATTGAGCTCAATGAATTATACGGTAGAACCATAGAAGTTGGAGTAAAAGCTAAGAAGGGTGGAGCTGGTTCAGCAGAGGAACTCGCCGAGGAAATAGAGTCAGCTATAAGCGGAGCTATCGGTAGTGGAATAAACACCGAGGATATAGAGCTGGCTTTCGACGAACTGTGGGAAACCATAAAAGCTGAAGTTGACAAGGCTTGGGAAGAATTCGGGAAAATTTTTGATCCCATCGAGGAACCATTCAACGAGCTGGTCGGCGCTCTTGAGCAACTATTCGGTTCTGGAGAGCTTCAGAAGTCTATAGATGGCTTCGTAGCAGATGTTCAGACTGCTTTGAAGCCACTTTCTGATTGGTGGGAAACTGACGGAGAGAAACTCGCTACGGCTTTTGGAGAAATATTCGGAACTATTTTGGGAAACATAATAGCCGATAATCCGAACACCGGAAAAAGTATGCTTGACGTTATAGCTGAATCGCTAGGATACATAGTTGACTCCATTGTTGAAAATGGTCCCGAGCTTACCGATCTTCTCGGAGACGTGAAAGATTTTCTCAATGACGACGCTTTTCCTAAAATTCAAGAAATTCTTCTAAAGATTTCCAAAGACGTCATTCCCAAAATCATAGATTTCGTTGTTCAAGCCGGACCGACCGTTCTTGATATTTTGGGTTTCATCGTAAGAAACGTTGACAAGATAGTTTTGTTTCTTACAGCTCTAAGATTCTTGTCTATTTTTGCCGTCATTCTTCCGGTAGTTTTGGCTCTTCAGGGTCCTCTTGCTGGAGTAGTTACAGCTCTAACAGGGCTCGGAGCACCGGCTCTTTTCGCTGTTGGTCTCATGGCTCTTCTCGGCGGAGGAATAATTGCTGTTCAGGATGCTTACGATGCTGGAAAATTCGACGGAATCCTAAAATTCTTCAACGAGCTTGGACCGAACATAAAAGAAGGAGTATCTAAAGCTTCGGAGGCTGTAACAGAGTGGATAACTACAATTTCGGAGAGTATAAATACTTGGATTCAGGAAACTTTTGGAGAGGGAGGAACTTTAGAAACTTCCTTCTCAGAATTCGGAGCAACCGTAACAGAAAAGTTGGGTGAGATAGGAACTTCTCTCGCCGAGTGGTACAATTCAGTTTTTGGAGAGCAGGGAACCATAACTCTCGCAAAAGATGCCTTCTTCGACGCTATCATGAAAACCTACGAAGATTTCGGAATATGGATTTCGGAGAAAGCTACGGAAATATCTGAAACCCTAGGAACGTGGATAGTAGATACCTTCGGGGAAGAAGGAACAGTTACCACAGGAATCAAAAATTTCTGGGAATCTACCAAACTAGGATTCTCTTTATGGGCATTGGACGTTCTAGGTAAATTTCTGGAGCTCAAAGATAGTGTAGTCGCATGGCTTACGGAAACATTCGGTCCTGAAGGAACTCTAATTACCGGATTCTCCGAATTCATCACTACTACGGTAGAGGATTTCTCTACGTGGATTTCAGACGTATTTGAGAAATTCAACGAGCTGATGAAGAGTCTAGGAGATTGGGTGGTAGATGTTTTCGGTCCTGAAGGAAGTTTGATCGAAGGAATAAAAGCATTCGGAACAGAATTCGAAGCCTGGTGGGACAAAGTTTTCGGTCCTGAGGGTCTTCTAGTTTCTTGGTTTTCGGATTTCTTCGAGAACGTAGTTCCCGGTATAGTTGAGGATTTTGTTTCTCTGGGTCAAGATCTAGTGAAGGGAGTTATTCACGGAATAACCAAAATGTGGGAATGGGGAGTAGATCAGGTATCTACCTTCTTCAACGATCTGATAGAAGCCGCAAGAGGAGCGGTAAGAGCTGAATCTCCGTCAAAAGAATTCGCCGATTTGGGTGTAGATATCGTTCAGGGACTAGTTCTTGGTATTCAGTCTCTGTCACATGTTCCTCAGGATTTGATAACCGGAATGCTCAAGAGAAGTATATCTGCATCAGTAGCTCTTTCATCTCCGTCTAATTTCGGATCCTCTACCGTATACAATGACAATAGGGTCAGCGTGAATATGCAAGCTTCTTACGCTGGCTCTCCTTCACCAGTTACCGTTTATCACGATCTTACTGCGGCTCTAGCTTCTGCGAGGTTATAGAATGAACTGTGTTACTGAATTCACTTCATTTATAACACCTGACGGAGTTGAGTACAAGTTTGACACCTCTCACAGATTCATCTTGACCGAGGAAGGATTTGGAGCGGCTCCGGTTACTTACATAACTCAAAAAGGTCCTTTTCAACACGGAGAATCCATAATAGATTTCAGATTAACTCCGAGAACTATTCAGATGGTTATTCGCAATAATGGAGATTCCAGGCAAGATTACTGGAACAATCGGTCCGGACTTCTGAATGCTCTTCGTCCCAATAGATCTTTGTCAGGACAAATGAATTCAGGAAAACTGAGAAAAATTTTCCAAGACGGTTCAATTAGAGACATAGACGTAGTTTGTGTTTCTGGTCCTGGATTCGTAGCCAGAGATCTTTCCAGGTGGGATGAATGGGGTTTCACGGAAACGCTAAGATTCATAGCGTATGACCCTACTTTCTACAATCCTGTGGAACAAGTTGTCACTTGGGCTACGATGATTGTGTCGAGTTTCGCCGGATACATGACTTTTCCTATCACATTTCCGCTCACTACCGGAACTATTCTATCCGATAAGAGCGACACGGTAACTTACGCAGGTTCCTGGCTATCGTATCCGAGAATTAAAGCTACAGGACCTATAGAAAATCTTATTCTTCAAAACGAGTCAACAGGAGAAAGAATATCTTTTCTATACGATATTCAAGAGGGCGAAGAAGTGACCTTTGATCTTTCGTATGGAAACAAAACCGTCATTTCGTCTACCGGAGCTAATCTTATAGGAGCGGTTAGTTCAGACAGCGATCTTGTAACTTTTCATCTTGCTCCTGATCCTGAGGTCGTCAATGGGATAAACGAGATATCAGTTTCTGCCTCGGCTATAACCGATGAATCAGGTCTTGAAATAAGATACTACGAAAGATTCGTGGGAATCTAGAGATGCAGAGCATAACTCCAGCCTATACCGTCATTCTTAGGGATTGGAATTTCAATGTGATAGCCATATTTGACAATCCTCTGATGCTATCATACTCTAAGAAAATTCATGACGTCAACTCCTTCTCTGTGAGTCTGTCTGCAAGAGATTCAAGAGTAGACTTATTTCTTCTGGACTATTTCGTAGAAATAATCCGATCAGTTCCAGGACTTGGAATAACTCCGTATAGAGAATTTCTGGGATTTCACAGAGATCCTAGCTTCAACATGGACTCAGATGGACAGGCTATCTTTACCAGTACGGGAGTTGGTCTGATCTATATCCTTCAGGGAGGAATAATAAATTATCATGAAGGAACTATTAGATCGTACAAGGAATGCTCATCTAACAGAGCCATGCAGGAATATGTTGAGGAGAATTGTACAGAGATGGCTACAGTCTCCAACGAGCGATTAGCTGATTCTGTGATTCCTGGATTTATGATCGACGAGAAGTCAGATTATGGACCTGTGTGGGAAGGAGATAGAGCCTTTCAGAATCTTCTGGATGTGATTAAGGACATATCGTCTTTCTCTTCCATAGATTTTGACGTTCTTAAGGATGATACGCTAGGAAAAATAGTCTTTAGAACCTATCCTCTGGGAATAGGTTCTGATAGAACTAATAGAGGTCTTCAATCATCTACCGGACTCAATCAGGCGGGAAACTCTCCGGTAGTATTCGCTAGAGAGCTGGGCAACGTTTCAGTTATATCTTATAAGAAAAGTTCCAGCTCTGAAGTAAATATCGTATCCGTTCTAGGAGAAGGTGACGGAGCTACTAGACATGTAGAGGTTAGGGAATCTGACAGAAGAAATGATTCTCCGTTCAATCGAAGAGAAGTCAGTAGACCCTATACCGGATTTACTTACGAAATGCAAGTATTCGGAGACGAAATTCTTAATGATGGAAGAGCTAAGGAGATTATATCCATAACTCCTATTCTTCTTCCTACATCTATGTACGGTCTTCACTATTTCGTTGGAGATTGGATTACCGTTAGATTTAGAGGAGTTGACTATCACAAAAGAATAGTCAGCGTGAAAAATACCGTCGGAACTTCGGACAGTTTGGCTATTTCGTTCGAGGAATAGCAGGAGGACACAGATGGCTGAAAGCTCTTATTTCTGGGGAGGAACTACTACTGGAGATGCAGGTCCGTACACTGACGACGCATTTTCCGATGCTTTTGCCAAGATATTTCTTAGAGATAGAACTACTCAAGGAGTTCTAAAGGGTATAGGATCTGAGCTGGTAGTTTCTAATCCCTCAGGAATGACTTTGAGAGTAGCCTCTGGATACGGAATTGTTGATGGAAAAATCTACTTCAATACCGCCAACGTAGATACTACGATATCAGTTCCCGGAGCTTTGAGGTATTACAGAGTAGTTCTTCGAAAATCTTTTACGGCTCAAACTGTAAGAGTTGCTATTCTCGGCCCTTCTGTTGGATCGTTTCCTGCTCTTACTCAGAATGACGGTACAACCTGGGAGATTTCTCTGGCTACCTTCACAATAGATGCTTCTAACGTTTTCACTATTACTGACACCCGTCAATTCTGTGTGTTTACCGGAAATGTAGCTACTGAAGTTATAGCCGATTCAGCGGTAACTACAGTCAAGATAGCTGATCTTAACGTAACTGGAGCTAAGATTGCCAACGAGACCATAACACCGGATAAAATTGACAATAGAACCAGAAGATTCTATGTTCCTGTAGAGAATGCAGTTGATGATGGAACTGTAATCAACAAAATTAGCAACGGTTTCGGTTGGATGACCAACAACTCTGGTATGACCTGGTTCCAGGGAGCTTTTCTTGTTCCTGACGACTATGTGTCCGACCTGATGGTATATGGTCTATTCGCAAATCATGGAGCTAGCAATAATCAAGTAGTTCTGAACTTTCAGGCGAAGTATTTCTTCGTAAGTGGATCCCACGATACTCCTACTGAGGAAAACATAACAGGAAGAGTAGCGGTCATTCCAAGTGGAGGAACTCTATACTTCGATTTGTTCGTCCATCTTCCGGACGTGGAAGCCAATGACTTGGTGGAATTGTATGCGGCAAGAGACGGAGCCAACGTCAATGACACCGGAACTGTAGCATTCGGATGTCAATTTCACGGATTCTATGTAACCTATATGGCTGACAGCTAAAATGAGTGAACTAGAAGAATCCATCATAAATTCACTTTCTAGTCTAGCCAAAAGAGTTAGAACTCTTGAAACTAGATCGACGGGAATATCCTCTGAGACCACTGATTCCGACATATCTCTCGGAGAATTAACTGATGTTAGTTCTACAGTTGCCGGAGCTTCCGATAGGGATGCTCTTGTATTTGATCAGGGATCCTCAGAGTGGATTCCGGAGGAAATTCCTCGATCTCTAGAAGAGCTGTCAGATGTGAGTATTTCCTCACCCCCGTCAGACGGAAATCTTCTTGAATTTGATTCGTCTTCAGGTAGATGGATTCCAGGAGACGGATTGTCCACAATCGGTCCCTTTGCCCCGGATCCTCACGATCTGGATGGAGATCATCATACAGGAACAATCTCTGACGATCAAGGTCCTCAGTTCTTCCTCTTGGACGGCACTAGAACGATAACAGGAAACATTGATCTTTCAGAATTGTCTACCGTTGATGGAGTAGATCTAAGTGAGTTCAAGAGTGACTTCGACTCCCATAATCATGATCTCTATCATCTAAGATTAGGAACTCCTGACGTAATAACAGCTGTTCATTCGTTTGAGCCAGCTTCTACGTCTGCTCCATTTTCTCTTGGAACGAATGCTCAGGGTCAGTTAGTTGCGGGATTTCAGGCGGATCAGCTCAACAAGTCCGTAATTGCCGGAGATGGACTTCTTACCGGAGGACTTCTTACCGCTGACGTTACTTTGGAAATAAATGAGGCGTTCGAGTTTGTATGGTCAGCGTCTCATGAGTTTCAGAGTAGCATAAATCTTAGTGACGCAATTCCTAGACAATCCTATCAGTTTGACTTAGGATCTGCCGATAAATTGTGGGGAGTTCTTCACGTAGCGGAATTGGATACCTTCCTGATCAAAGCGGACGCTATATCTGTCATGGGAGGAAAACAGATTGTGGCTAAAGCGGAAGGACTTCTTCCTCTTGATGTAGATGCGGTTCAAACTGATATAGATTTTTCAGGAATTCTATCCGTTGGAGACTTCATTCTTTTGAAGACTCTTCTTCAGGTTGAATTCATGCAGATTACTGCTTTCATATCCGGAACTACATATACAGTTACCAGAAATGTAGATGGAACCGGAGCGAATTCCTGGCCCGCTGGATCCGTTTGGGTTGATCTGGGATCCTTTCAAGACGGAAGAATAGAGCTAGAAGCTGTATCTACCCCAAGAATTTCTATTGTGCTTCAAGGAGCTACTTTTGATGAAGTGGATTCTGAACCTCTAAGAATAGGAGATCTTGAAGGATGGGACGATGTAGTAGGAACTCGATACGGAGTAGGTATAGGAGACTTTTCGGGAGAGAATTATTTCAAATACGATCCGGTAGAAGGATTTTCCCTTCGATCAGGAGACGGAAAACTACAAATAGATCCAAATGGATTTAGTTTTCTTCTTCAACCGGCTCTTGATTCGTCTACAGCTATAAAGTGGACTACTTCCTATGGAACTTCCAGTTTATCTAGTTTGACTACTTACTCAGGTACAGGTGGATTCTATGCCTCGGAATGGGTTTTGAATACTCCAGAGCCTTCCTTGATACGAATGAGGTCAGATCATGACTTTGGATCTCAACCGTCGGCTAGTATTCAACTTCTTGCAGGATGGGATTTGGATGGAATTTCAGATTTAGCCAGAAAATCTCAAGTTATCCTAACTGCTCAAGGAGATACCGCCGAAAGATCGTCAGTTGGACTTTCTGCGGACGATATACTCATAACCAAACATGAAGATGGAGCTAATGCGTCTTCTCCTATAATATCTATTGAGGAAACTTCTTCTAATCCTTCCGATCCATCTTCTACGAAAATAAAGCTCTACTCCAGATACGGAATTCCCACCATACGAAGATCCAACGGAGCTATGCACTCTCTGATATATGCCGATAAATTTCTTGAGGCAATTCCTGGAGGAACGGTATGGGCTGGGAGTTCCATGGTAGCTGGATCATTTCTGATAGCTGACAGATCTGGAGGAGGAAATCATCTTACGAGATCCGGAGCAGGAGTTTCTGTAGCTCCTAACGCTGGAACTGTAGGAAAGACTGTTCTCCCTTCTGTTTCGTTTAATGGATCAACCTATGCCTATAGAACCAATGCCAATCAGCTTCAGCCAAATAACGGTAATTATCAATGTCTCGGAGGATGGTATTATTTAGACGCAGTAAATAGATATCATTCCTTGATGCAATTCGGAGTGGCTACTCCGAATATTTCTCTGTACATAAATAATGCTAACGGAATAGAATTTCGTTTCTGGAATACAATAGGAACATTTTATACTCATGGAGTGGGTGTTGGAGTTACTACCGGATGGCATTTTTTCTTGGCCTATCTTTATTGGAATAGTTCGGTTAGTCAGCAAATGGGTCTAATGTATGACGGAACCTGGTGGTATTACACTCCAACTTCCACTTCTACAATTAGAGCTCCCGGAGGAGATTTTAGACTAGGTCATGACGGAAGTAATTTTCTTCTGGGAAAATTCTCTGTTGCTTTTACCGGAGACTATTCTGGATGCATAGAGTTGGGAACCGAATATTACAATATGACGAGGAATCTGTTCAAATGAAAATAGAAACCATAGAAAGTATGCTCAGAGAACTGGAGGATAAACTCCTTTCCGGAAAAGAAAAACTTGCAGAGTTGGATGCTACCAGAAGATCTCTTTTGGATAGTTTGATTGAGATATCCGGAGCAATTAAGATCTGCAGAAGAATTCTTAGCTCAGAGGAGATCGAAGATGCCAACAACCCCAACTCCTAAAAACCTTTCTGACACAGTGTCTAAGTTCGATTTAATCCTTGAGAAGATTGAGGCTATTCAAACCACGCAGAATTTGCGTTTCGCCAATCTGGAAACTTCCTTGATCAAATTAGAGGAGACTGGCGAAGAGAGCAGAAGAGCATTACGTGGTTCAAACGGAGACGTTGGACTCGTGGGTACAGTGAATAACTTGATCTCAAGAGTCAGAGAGATTGAGCGATCAGTTGACGAACTGACGAAACAGGTCATGGAGCAGGGAAAACTAGTCAAAACTCATGGTGCTCATGCCGATTCGTCAAGAACACAAAAGGAGGAAATTATCGAGATAGTAAAGGAAGCAACCAGTGAGGATCACGTTGTAAGATGGTCTACTGTAAGAGATAAGACTTTGTGGCCTCTGATTCTGATAGCCATTCTCGGACTAGCTTTCTTGCTCGGTCAGCAAGGTCTAATTCACCCCTGAGGAGTTGACATGACTGTAGAGAAGGTTGTTTTTCTTGCCGTCGTGGTTGAAGCTGTAGTGAATTTGTTCATGTCAGTTTACAACCACAAAGAGGGATCTCCATTCTACAAGAATATTGAGTGGAAACTGATTGCATCCCTAATCGTAGGAGAATTCGTTGCCTTCGGTTTCGGAATCGATATTACCGAAATCGTCGGAATTCCTCCTGTAATTCAGCCGGCGGGTTTGATCCTTACCGGACTTCTTCTCGGAAGAGGATCCAACTTCGTTCATGATTTGTTCTCCCTGGTCAAATCTGGCAAGGAGATGAATCAAGAGAGGCTGAAATCTCTGTAGTTCTCAGCAATAGGGCAGATTATTTCTGCCCTATTGCATTTAAATCTCAGATGTGGTAAAATAAAAATATGACATTCAATTTTGAGATTAATTTTGTTTCGCCCTATTGCTTTTTGGCTTCAGGTATGCTATAATTTAGGTACAAAATTACAAAGAGGATTCAAATGGAATACGACTGGGAAAAGCCCGAACACGTCATGATTGCTTTGATCACCCTGTTTGAACAGCAAACTAAACAAGAGCAGAATTCAGGTGCAACCGTAGAGCAAAATTACGCTGGATTCAACGCTGTAGATGCTCCTATTCTTTCCTCATTCGCCTCACAAATTATAGTGAGGCGAAGACGTCTATCCGATAAGCAGCTCAATTTAGCCCGAGGATTACTCCATAAGTACTGGAGACAACTTTCAACTTTGAATCCCTTATCATTACCAGATCTCGAACCTACCGCCAAAAGATCTCCTAATTCCCAGGGAACTCTGAGGATTGATGGAGATAAACTGATCTTTACTCCTCGAGTCTATCCTTCCGGTCAAATAAAGTCTCTCGGATTTACTTGGCTCGCTAAGGAAAAGGGATGGCAAGCTCCTCTTAGAGAGCCTTTGATCCGGGGCGTAATGGATCTTTTTTCGCCTATAGATGTTGACGAATCAGTCGAGAACTTTCTCGATTTAGCTAATGTTCCAGTAGAGTTGTCTGATCAAGTTCATAAAAGTTCTCTATACGAGAAGCAGAAGGAAGCGGTAGCTTTTGTTAAGAAGGGCAAAAGAGTTCTTCTTGGAATGAGACCTGGAACTGGGAAAACTGCTTCTTCTATTTTTGCTGTGAATGAATTAACTCAATACGACGATGTACTCGTAGTTTGTCCTCTTTCTCTTTGCCGTAACTGGCAGAACGAGATAAAGAAGTGGATAGGAGAGGATTCGGTAATCTGGCACGGTCAGCCCTCTACCTGGTCCCCCTATCGTAAATGGGTTATCACGAATTACGACACCTTCATTCGTCAGATGCCGTCTATTCAGGCTCAGTCATTCAAAGTAGTAATCTTCGACGAATCCATAGTGATGAAGAACAGAAAAACTGTTCGCTCAGCGAAAGCGTCTGAATTCTCCAAAAATATGGATTATGTTATTCTTCTTTCTGGAGCTCCGGTAGCTAAGTTCGCTGACGATCTCTGGAGTCAATTCCATGTTCTTGATTCTAGACGATTTTCATCATATTGGAGATTTGTCGATCAATACTGCGAAAAAGAGCAAACTCAATGGGGAACATCAATTACTGGGAATCAGCATGATGCCCTCTTCAGAATACGAAGAGACTGCTCGGATATATTCTTCACGTGTACACTTGAGGATCTGAAGGATGTTCCTGATTGGATATTTGAGGACATAGAAGTTCCTATGTCCTCTGATCAGTACAGAATGTACGATGAAATGGAGAGAAATTTTCTAGCAAATCTTCCTGACGGAGATGTGGTTTTGGCTCCAAACGTTCTTTCTCAATTGCTCAGACTTGTTCAAATCTCTTCAAATCCAATTCTACTCAACGGTCCTGACGATGGAGCCAAATGGAAAGCTGTCGAGGAACTCCTGGAATTCAAGGAGTTACCGGCCATAATTTGGACTACCTTTATTCATACAGCTGACCTCATGGTTTCCAAACTTCGCTCCAAAAAATTAAGAGTGGAAAGGCTAACAGGAGCTACCGATCCATCGGTTCGTCAGGATATAGTCGATAAATTCCAACGAGGAGAGATTGATGTTCTGGTAGCTCATCCAGCAGTTGGAAAATTCGGATTAACCCTCACAAAAGCCAGAACTATGATATATCTGGAAATGTCCTTCAACGGAGACGACTATAATCAATCTCTCTACCGAGTCAAAAGAATAACTACAGAATTGTCTCCAAACGTTATCCATCTGTTAGCCGTGAGACCTTCCGGTTCCGATAGAACCATAGATCATGTGATAAGGTCAGTTCTGGAATTCAGAAAGAATCAAAATCTACAGATAACTGGTTCTTCTTCTCCACAGTTGACCTCGGGAATGATCAGAGAAATGCTTAGAAAACCTAAGGAGAATGAATGAATAATGAGGCATCATTTAGATGTGTTTACATAGTGGAACCTTCCCATGATTTCAGCAAAGCCAGGGATTCAACGAAAAGAGTGACGTTCCTCTCCACTGGAGACGAAAAAGTCTTCGAGCTAAAGGATGTCATGGAAAAGATGCTGGAGGATTTTGATCCGGAAAAAGATGCGATAATTCCTATGGGAAGAGTTTCTGCCAGTCTTCTAGCCGGACTAATTCTCGGAAACAAATTTCCCGGACATACCATCAATGTAGGAATATTTTCTACCTCAGGATACATATTTGAAAAGGTGAAAATGTGATAGACAGAGCTCTTTCTCATTCGTCCATGTCTTGCTATAGAAGATGTAGAAGACAATACAAATGGAAGTACATAGACAATCTATCTCCTAAGGAAGGTATAGGAAGAGTAAGAGGATCCGCCGGTCATTCAGCGTTAGCAGAATGGTATAGAAACGGATGCGACCTGGAAGCTGATGAGATGGCTATGAAAGCTGCGTCCTCCTTACTGAGCGACTTCGAGAATTCCAACAATGTTTCTTTATCTTCAGAGTGGGAACTTCTGGAGATTATTCTTCCAAGATACTTCGATTGGGCTAGAGCTAACGATTCTTTCGAAGAAATTCTTAGCATAGAACAGGAATTCGAGATTGATCTGGATGGATATAGAATCGTGGGATTCATAGATGGTGTGGTAAAGGCGACCAACGGAACTGTGTGGCTCTTGGAGCACAAGTTCAACAAGCAGGTTTCTACCAGTCACATCGATTTGGATCCCCAGATGAGCATGTATCTGTGGGCAGCTCATAAACTTGGAATAGAGGCTAGAGGAGTTCTCTACAACGTTATCCGGGTTGCTGAAGGTGGAATAGCCGCTACGAAACCCGTGGAAAGAAGAATGGTCTATAGGAGGCCTGATGGTCTAAGATACATAGAAAATGAAATCAAGCTACAGCTCAAAGAAATGGATTTGTTTCATGCTGGTAAGCTCCCAGCCTACCGAAATCCAACGTCTAATTGTTCTTGGGACTGCTCGTTTTTCAATAGTTGTCTAGCTATAAATGACGACGGAGACGAAGAGTCGGCAGTCTCAAATATTCCTCTTTCCCAACGTTCGAGGAAAGAAAAGGACATGGACAATGCCCAATAATATTCAGCTTACTGACGATGAACTTGTCTCGTTCGAGCAAGAATGGTCTACAATACTCGAGAAAAAAGAAATCGGATTTGATCCGGACGAAGTTAAATTCCTGGTCTACGGAGAAAGCGGAGTAGGAAAAACGGTATTCGGATCTACCTGGATCAAACCCGTATTTTTAGATATTGACAAGGGTATGTCCTCTATTCGAAGACAGGTTCATCGGATTAAGATTAATGCCTGGGAGGATCTTCAGAATTCGTATGACCTTCTTGCCAATCATAGGCATCCGTTCAGAACTGTTGTAGTAGATTCTCTCAACGAGCTTCAGAAGCTTACGATGAGGAATGTAGTTCAAACGTACACTTCTATAAGAAGGTCATACGACAGTCTGCCATCCCAGTCAGATTATGGTAAGATGCTAGACGACTACGACAAAATGATCAGAGCTTTCAGAGCTCTTCCTATGCACGTAGTCTTTATTTCTCAGGTAGCTTCCAGAGAGTACGAGACTGATCCGGTTCAGCCTCAACTTACCGGAAAGAATGCCGCTAGAGACCTTTGCCGAATGATGGATGTTGTCGGATATCTCGATAAGCGAGATTCAGAAGGGAGCGGTCCAAAAACAAGAGTTATGGTATTTGATCAGGTGGGTTACGTCACCAAGGATCGTTCGGGGATGCTTCCAGGGATGCTGGAGAATCCATCTTATGAGTCCATAGCGAAAATATGGAGTCCTCTTACAAAAGCTAAAAATCAGGAGTAAAAGCAAAAATGCCTATCAATCTAGACAGAAATACGGGTCTCGTTTCCGAGGGAACCCATCTATTCAAAATTACCAGAGCCGAAGAGAAGCTCAACAACGACGGAGAGCCCAAGTTCATCGTGGAATTTACCTGTCAGGATTCCGGACCCGATCAGGGACTCAAGTTCACGGAATTCTTTTCCATTGATGGAAGGGCTCGCTACCGGCTTGACAACTTCCTCGACGCTCTCAACGCTCCGAAGAAGGGTTCCTGGGGAGCATCGGATGTTATGGGAAAATTGATCAGAATCACCATCGCTCATAACGAATGGCAAGGAAACGTCAGAGCTCAGGGTCAGGCTTTCCACGACGCCAAATCCACGGTGAATCCTGAGGTTAGAAAGAATCCGACCTCTACCGGAGCTACCCTTCCGAAATCTGACAAGGATAAGGAAATCCCGTTCTAGAGTTTTAGTCGGATAGACCTCTACGGTATGATGCTGTAGAGGTCTATCCTTCTGGAGAGTACAATGACTTCTATCGTGTCCTTTGATCCAGGAATGTCTACAGGAATATTTTTGTATCTGTCCGGAAATCCAGATTTTGAATACTCTTTGGTGAAGGATCCTTCTGGCTTGAAAAGATTTATTTCAACTTTCGATTTTGACATAGTTATCTGTGAAAGACTTCCTACTCCAGTAGCATCAGGTTTAGGATTTGTAGTTCAGATTATAAAAGAAAGATTCGACGAAATTTATTTTATTTCTCCAGGAGAATGGAAACCCCTGGCAAGAACTTGGAAACATCCTACTTTCAAAACTGAGCATGAGAAGGATGCTTACTTCCTTATGAGATACTGGTCTACCTTTAAGAGAAAGGATTTTGTATGCGGAAAAAAGTGGCAATAGTCGGAGGAGGTCCGTCATCGTGGTTTGCAAGAATGGCTTGCTTCCACGCTGGAATAGTTCCGACAGTTTTTGTAAGATCAGAGGTCAATCCTCCAGGAGCTTTCTGGATTCATGAACTTCCAGATTTTGCTCATCATCTTCCTATGTTCAAAATTTCAGTTAGAAGTTCGGGATCAAGAGAGATCTATAAGAGGAAACAGTGGGGAAACATAGATCTTCCTGAAAATTATAGATCTTCTTTTCCCGATCTAGAGTACGAAACCTACGGAGCTGATCCGTCGACGGTAAGATCATTTGTTGATTCTGAACTCGCTCACGAAAGAATAATTTTAGAAGGAAATCTTAATGATGAGGATCTTTCTTCTCTAAAGGATACTTATGACGAGGTTTTCTACACTTTTCCGTCTGAAAGATCAAAGCGAGAAAACTCCGAGTTCTTCCGGTTTATTCCCATATTTTCCACCCAAACTCCTGTAGCTGATAGGCATATAAAAGAAATATTTTATGACGGCAGATCTCAATCTTCCGTTGTAAGATTTTCTGAAATATGGGGAATGCAATTCAGAGAATATCAGGTGATTCGATATCCCAGTCAAGTGGACAAATTTGCAAAATCTAACTGTGTCTTCATTCCGGACATAATTCCTACAGATAGGAAACTATCTCCGCTGTCCCCTGAAGGAACAACTCCTATAGGAAGATTGGCATGTATGAACAGAACTATGCTGTCTCATCAGACCTATGAAATAGTGAGGGAAAAGTTATCATGAATTCTCCTTTCGATCTTCTTTACAAAAGACAGAGATTCTATAACACAAAATTGCGAGCAGAAAAGGGTGGAGACAGAATGACCTGGACTAAGACCTATCTCCTCGGTCTGTCGTCGGAAATAGGTGACGTACTGAAAAGTCTCGCATGGAAAGCGCATAGAAAGAAAGAGACAACGGAACCTTCTAGAGATAATCTTGCGTTCGAGTTCGCCGATCTTCTCAAATACGTCATGTCTCTTTCAGAACTGTGGGGCTTGGATTCCGACGAACTTATTTCTTTTGCGAACAGGAAGAGCGCTCTTCTGGAAAGAATTAGCTACGAGGATTCTCGGGAAATTCCGAATGGCTCTACCGTTCTCATGGTAGATTTAGATGGAACAGTAGGAGATTGGAGATCCTCTTTTAGATCATTTCTTGAGAATCTTGGTCTAGATCTAGGTGAAGATTCAGAGAGGTCTCTTGACATAGAGATGGAACTAAATCTCTCCTACAGTGAATATATTGATCTAAAGGATAAATTCGAATCTACTGGAGGATACGCTAATCTGTATGCCTATCCTGACGCAGTTGACTTTCTTATAGAAGCTAAGAGCAGAGGTTTCAAAATAGTAGTCTTTACCGCTAGACCGGTGGATAAGCATAGAAGAATATGGTCGGACACTTTGGACTGGTTATACTCTAACGGAATTTCGGCTGATCAGGTACGCTTCGGCTCTGAAACCAGAATCGTCTATGCCAAAGAGTTGTCCTGGAACAATAGGGTATTTGTACTAGAGGACAATCCTCAATTGATGTTGAGAGCGGCGAACGCCGGTCTTACAGTAATAGGACGAAGGCATCAATATAACTCCGGTATAGATCATCCCGGAATACGCATGGTAGATTCATTTGAAGAGATAAATCTGGAGGATCTATGAGAACTAGGGAGGATATGGAAGCTCATTTTGAGCGTCGCGACAGTCAATTTGAAGACATCTGCACATCTTCAGCGGCCATCTTCGAGGTAAAGAACAGACAGTACAATGACGCGATATCTAGAACTGGTCTTCTCGGAGCGTGCGTAGAGATTGTAGGAGTAGCCGCTAGACTGGAACCTCTGATCATACAAAATTCAACTTTTGAGAGTGACTTTGAAACTGATTCCTTCAGATCTTCTGTTCTGAACGCTCTGAACGATCTTCACAATTACGCAGTTATCGCCCTGATGATGCTTGAGGATCAAAACTGGAGGGGAGAGTGAGAATTCTCGCGGGAATACCTACAAGACTACGAAATACCAGCGGAAAGATAGCTCAGACCCTGGCTACCGTAGTAGATGATGTCTTCGTAGTGTCTCAGGGAGCTGAAGTATGGGTTGACGAAGGAACGGACCTCTCAAAGATTCATGTTCAGGAATATCCCGAAAATTTTGGAGTAATTCCTGCTAGAAATGAAATTCTTAGAGTTGCTTTCCAGGGAGACTACGACATAGTCATTCAGAGTGATGATGACATTTCATTCCGTGAAGCTACTATTCGGAGAATGATAGAAATTCTGGATGAATTTCCAACCATAGGAGCTATAACCTCAGAAAGCAGAGCTTATTTCAACTGGAACAAGGATGTCAGAAGTACCAGACCATTTCTTCTTACTCCGTGCGCCGCTCAACTCTGGGCTGCTAGAGTACCGATCATGAGGGAAATCGGGTTAATGGAAGTTCCGTATTTAGAGGATAGAGAGCACGGTTGTCGACTCTGGAAGTCCGGATATCCGGTAGTTGAACTTCACGAAACTATAGATCTTGCTCATAATCCATTCATTTCAAGAACGAATGTCTCCTCGAAAATTGGTGGGCAGAATGAGGAGCACGAAGGAGATATTCACTCCGGTCTGAAAGCTGGAATAGAAGAAATGAACCTCAGACATGGAGACATAGTAAATCTCAAGTATCTCGGAATACGAGGAAGATCGTTTACTTCCAGATACAATTGGCCCAGAATGATAGAGTATGTAGATCGTCGATTCGGAAAAATTCTTGGGTATGCGGATTCCAAGGGAAGAGTCTTATGAGGATATTTTCTGCTATAAAAACTCTCGGAAGGAAGACTGCTGGCAAGGTAGCTGATAATCTATCGAGGCTGTCAGAATGCGTAACAGTCGTGTCATTTGGAGCTACCGTAGAAACCAAATCTTCCAATACGAAAATAATAGAGGTATTCGGAACTGATAAAGCTGAGGCTGAGAATATACTCATACAAGAATTTCTTGCCTCAGACTGTGACATCTATCTTTCTTGCGACGACGACATCATTGTTCCTGAGGTCTCCGCTCTTGCTTCTGCTAAGATCGTTTCAGAAATTCAATCCGCGGGAATAGTGTCCATTCCCGATCGAAAAACTTTCTTCTATCAGTCTAAAGTAACCTGTAACAGAGGATTCAAACTTACGACCAATATATCGAAGATATGGATTGCTAGAAGAGAGGTTGTGAAAGAAGTTGGTTGGTTTAGGTTTCCCTTTGCAGAAGACAGAGATTTCATGGTACGAGCATATAGGGCTGGATTCGCTGTAGTTTCTCTGTCAGAATCTGTAGAGCAGTCCTGCAGATCTCTATCCTCAAAAGAAGATCTTTCTGATTTCTCCAATTTTATACGAACCAAGGAAAAGCAGAAGAAAGCCATGATAAGTTTCTTCAGAGCTAACAAACCTCTGGTAAGTTTGGAACCTGAGAATCCCTCAGAGAAAAATCCGTTCATAGTGAAGTATGATTGGAATCAACTCCTACTGATAGTTGTCAAAAGATTCGGAGTATCGGTAGGATATGAAGACTCTCTTGGAAGGAGATTTTGAAATGCCAGTTGTAAGAACAGCTTATGACGACCGTCACGATACAACGATTGAGTTCGTCACTTTGCCGATCTCTACCGTTGAGTTTGTTGACGGAATTACCGATCCGTTTCAGACAGTAGCCAAGATGTCTCGAGGCTACGGGGGGATCTACTCAAATGATCCCTGTACAGAAGATGAAATTGCTCAAGCAATCAAGGATATGAATTCCACCAAACTTGGAACTCCTCTAGAAACGGTAGAGGTCATATTTTTGATCCACGATGTGTCCAGAGCATTTACCCATCAACAGGTCAGAACTAGAATTGGTGCTTCATTCGTTCAGGAGTCCATGAGATTTCTGGGACATCAGGGTAAGTATCGCATAATGGTCTCCGGGGAAATCTTCCGTAATTCAGAAGCCTTTGAAGCCTACCAGCAAGCGTGCTTCACGTCCATCTGGACGTACGAGGAAATGCTCAAAATCGGAATTCCAGGAGAGGATGCACGAGACATTCTTCCTCACGGAATATGTACTCGTTTGTTCGTTGGATACGCCATGAGTACTCTTCGTACCGTGTATGCTCAGAGAATGTGTTGTCAGGCTCAGCCTGGTCAATGGCAACATATTCTTCGTCAGATGAAGAGGATTCTCATAGAGAAATACGGAGAACGAATGACCGACATGCTTTCAGCTCCGTATGAGCGAGGAGAACCTTGCGGTTATCGGGCCAGCTTCGATCGTCCGTGTACATGGCAAAAATGAAAACTCCAATCTGCGATCTTGCTGAAAAATATGGAAGTGACAAGGCTCCCTGGGGTCACAACTATACTCCGGTATACTGGGATCTCATGTGCGAAAAGCAGTACGAAGAGGTGAATATTCTGGAGATAGGAGTTTTGACAGGAGCTTCCATCAGAATGTGGCTAGAGTTCTTCCCTCGTTCCACCGTATTCGCTCTAGATGTAGACGAGGTAGCTCTAGAGAGGCTTCGAGGAACCAGTCACAGAATTATTCCTATGTTAGGATCTCAGACCGACTTCCTAGTATGGAATTCCTTTCCTAGGGTTTCTTACGATTTCATAATAGACGACGGAAGTCATATTCCCAATGACCAGATGAGGACATTCGAGGAAAATTTTCATCGCGTAAAATCCGGAGGATTCTGGATCATAGAAGATACTCATTGTATGTTTCATGACAAATTCAATCCAACCAAAAGCTTCGAGTTATATACCTGGTTTTCGCAGCTTATACTTCTTCAGCAAATGCGAGGAGCCGAGGGCGGAAATTTTGATCGAGCTCTGAATTCTGGAATACTAATCGGAAGTCTTACCAGAATGATTAGATCCATACGAAGCTACAAATCTCTGATGATTTTCGAGAGGGCTTAATGAACAAGGTAATCTCGTATACTACTAGCTCCTATTATCAAAATATGGAGGATATGCTTCATGAATGTTGCGAGAGATTCGATCTTCAACACGAGAGATATGATCAAGAATGGTTTCATTCCACCGAATACTATTCGAAACACAAAGACGTCGCTGATCAAAGAAGAATGGCAGGTTTCGCAATTTGGAAACCATTCATCATTCTGGACGCTTTGAGGAAGGTCGAAGAAAACGATGTAATCTGCTATCTTGACGCTAGCGTGGTATTCGAAGAAGACCCCAGACCATTCTTCGACACAGTAAAATTCATAGCGGTAGGTAACGCAGACGACTGGGTGAATCGAGACTGGATAAAGAGAGACGCGTTTATCCTGATGAATGCCGATAGCTCGGAATTTTGGAATGCAAGACAGATTTGGGCGGGTCAAATTGTTGTTAGGAAGAATAACGCTTCGATGACCCTCATGGAAGAATTCTTGACGTGGTGTGAAGATAGAAGAATAATAACTGACGAAGATAACGTCTGCGGTCTTCCGAATTTCTCGGGATTTAGAGAAAATAGATCCGAGCAAGCTATTCTCGCCATAATGGCGGTCATCTATCCTGAATTCATTTCTCACGATCCTACCGTATTCCACGATTATGCTGGAAACTGGTCAGAGTGGATTCCTTGGTCCAAGAAGGGAAGAAGATGATAGTTCTGACTTGTATCGACTGCAGAGGATTAGTGGAATCCAGAGGAGGATTCCCTTACTGCGAAAGATGCGGTAAGTTCTTGTATATGTATCAGATTAGATTTACCGTGGTTCCTACGCCAGAAAACTGGACAGAAAAAGAGGAGTTTTTAGATGTCAGAACAACCCCAGAAGGATTACATAACGACATTCGATCAACTGGAGAGATGCAAGGGTCATCCGATATCTCTTGACACAGAAACCACAGGTCTGAATCCCTGGATGGACGATCTGATCGGAGTTTCGTTTTATTGCGAATCTCTGGGTTTAGGCGGATATATTCCCACTTTGGATTCGGAAAGCAGAGTTACGGCAAAGAGGATCTGCAGTGAATTTCCAGACAAGAACGTGATTGTTTTTCACAATGCGAAATTTGACCTTCACTTTCTTCGAATGGACCCCAATCTTCATGACTGGACTATAATGGATACTACAGTCATGCTTCATCTTCTAGACAGTAGACAACCCAAGGCATTAGTTCTTGCGGAGAAACGTTGGCTTGGAACTGAAAGCAAGAGAGACAAAGTTGAAGCCGCTCCTGCTAGAACAAAAATATGGAATTGGCCGATAAGGATAATTTCGGCCTACGCCGCCAATGACGCAAAAGTCACATGGCAACTTGCTCAAAAACTCTGGCCCTATCTCAAGGAAATGGGTCTTACCGATCTTTTCTGGAAAGATATGGAATACGTGAAAACTTTGTATTCTATAGAAGATTACGGAGTTCTAATTGACGAGGAGTTCATTGAGGAATCTGCCGAAAAGCTACAGGGTCATCTAAGAAATATGGAACGTGAGCTCATGGATAGTTGCGGAGCTCAGTTCAATTGGAGAAGTCCTCAGCAGCTCAGCAGGGCAATCTATGATGGTCTCGGAATTCCTAAACCGAAGAATCCTTTCGCTGACGCCGATGGAGTTGATCGAAGTCGTTTTGCTGACGCAGGTAAGTACAAATCAACTTGCACAGCTACCTTCATTCTTACAGAAAAGATCCATCATCCTCTAGGAGAGCTTATTTCCTCGATGAGAGAAGCCGATAAACTTCGGAAAGCCTTCTTGAAGTGGTTGGAATTGAAGGACGAAAATAACATTCTTCACACAAACTTCAATCAAACTGGAACCAGAACTGGCAGATTATCCTCGTCAAGACCCAATCTTCAAAACATAGCCTCTCAAACCAGAGGAAGATTCACTCAGAGCGTCTATACCGGATCTGTGGATCGATCCGACGAATTCAACATGAGAAGAGCAGTAATTCCAAGACCTGGAAACTGCTTCATATCGGTAGACTATAAGCAGATGGAAATGAGAATGTTCGGAATTCTTAGCAAAGATCCATTCATGCTCAATGCTCTGATTGCCGGAAAGGATGTTCATCTGGAGATTGCTCTGAAAGTATGGGGAGATTGCGGTGAACACATGAACAAAGTTCATCGCGAGTGGTCCAAAACAATAACATTCGGTCTTATCTACGGAATGACTCTCGGCTCTCTTCAGTATAAACTTAATATGACTAGAATTGAAGCCGCCAAAGTGACCGATCAATATTGGGGTCAATTCCCAAGAATCAAACCCTGGATGGACGAAATAGTTGAATCATGCAAACTTGACGGGTTCCTGAGATACTGGAGTGGAAGAATCTGGAAAGAGGAAAATCCCATTGACATGTACAAGGGATGCAACGCTCTTATTCAGGGAGGATGTGCTGATCTTCTTTCAATAGCCGCCATGAGAGTGCATGAATGGATGAGAAAGCAACCAAATCACAGATTGATCAATCTGGTTCATGACGAAACAATTAGCGAAGTTCCTGTCGACGACATTCTTCGATCGGCAAAATTCGTTTCGGAAACTATGCAAGTACCTGATCTATTCGGAATTCCCTTCGCTACAGATGTGAAAATAGGACATTCCTACGGAGACATGGTAAAAGTTTCCAAAGATGTTTTGAATGATCCTTCAAGAACTTCTCTGTCAATGGAGGAAGTATTCCAGGAAACTCCGGTTGCCGTAGCTGAGATTCCTGACGCGATAGATTTTGATGACTCGGATGAAGACGAAGATTCTGAAGAGTCTTAACAATGGAGGTTCTTATCTGTCCTTTCTGCGACTCCATATTTCTTCAAGAGTATGATGCTGGAGACGAATGTCCGGAATGCGAACTAGGAGTCCTCATATCATTCGATGAGTATTTAGAGAGAATAAGCTCCTCATTTGGAGAAGCATTCTCATTCTTCAGAGGTTCAGATGAGTGAACTAGACGAAACTGCTGAGCTTCTTCTGGACATATTTGGCGGAAATCCGTACAGAGCGGTAGCCTCTTCTACCGGAAGAGATATTTACTATGCTCCAGTGGACGTTCCCCTATCTCTGGACGATTTGAAGAGACATCTATCCGGGGAAATATGTTTGGGAGCGTATCAACTTCTCTCCGGATCAGACGTTGTGAATTGGTTGGGATTCGACGTCGATAGCGTTGATCTTGACAAGGCTAGAGAAATCGTAAGAAAAATCCAAACCCATCTTAACAACATTCCTCATGCGGTTGAATTTTCCGGGGGTAAGGGATATCATATACTCATATTTCTAAAATCTCCTCTTCCAGCCGTCAAAGCTAAGAAGATTGTAGACTGGGTGAGGGAAACTGAGGGATTTGCCTCTACCGGATCAGTTCACGTTGAATGCTTTCCGAAACAAGACAGGCTCACAAAATCTAGGCCAAAGGGAAATCTTCTGAAGATTCCGTTAGGAGAGCATCCTAGATCTCACGCGAGATCAATATTCGTAGATCCGGCTAATGGATGGGAAAACGGTCCATCAATTGATCCGGTGTCTACACTCAGAGCCAAAGCAGACATAGATGATCTGATGGCAATAATCAATGAGGGTCCTGATCCAACTACTCAATTGGTTGAGCTCATAGGTCAATATTGGGAATCCGGAAAAAGACACGACTTAGCTCTGTTTCTGAGCGGATACCTAGCTCATGAAGGATGGGGAGTTGACCAGGCAAGAGATTTGATGCTTCAAATCGTAAGAACGACTGGAGACGACGAAGAATTCAATAGACTTGCTACCGTAGAAACTACTTTCGTAAAACATAAGGAAGGGAAATCTGTTAGAGGAAGACAGGGTTTAGGGGAAATTCTTCCAGTATCAGCTATGCAAAAGCTGACGGAATTGGTCTCCAATCTAAGAGCTCCTGACACGGTAAGACAGATAGACGACATAAGATTCACAAAGAGTCGTCCTCCGATAGAAAATGCAAGATTATCAGCGGCAACCATGTGGGGAATACTCAATGACGAAGGAAGTAGATTATTTCAAACATCTGAAGGATTTGCTTATTGGTATAATGCTTCAGACCATACAGTGACTGAAACAGGCTCTGAAATGTGGAAGTCTATTCTCAATAGACTTTTCGGAATGAATCCCCACGATAATTTCAGTAAACTTACAACTCAGGAACTTCATCTCCGAACAGTCAGAGAAGCTCCTATAGTCCCTGTAGAGACTAGAACATTCTGGTCGGAAGCGGCAGAAAAGTTGTATGTGAATCTTGGAGGTCCTGAGGTATATGTTCTAAACGGAGAGTCGATCGACAAGAGCTATAATGGAGAGTGTGGTATCATGTTCGTTACCAATCAGAACGGTAAGTACATAGAACCAGACTTTGAATCTAAACCAGTTGACTGCTGGAATTTTCTTACGAATGATCTGAGCTTCAAATCAACTACGGAAGCTCCTTCAAGACCTGCAGAACAGAGAGAACTTCTCAAAGCATGGCTTCTGGCCTTCTTCTTCCAGGAGTTGATGCCAACTAAACCCATTCTTGCCATGCTAGGACAACCAGGAAGCGGAAAAACTACAGCTATCAGAAGAATTCTACGAATCGTTGAGAATCCTGATAGTGATGTGCTTGGGGTTCCAACTGACAAGCAAGATGCTTTCAGAGCTTCAATCTCGTCGCATCGTCTCCTCGTTCTTGACAACCTCGAGAAATCGGGAGCCGGATGGATGGTTGACATGCTCAATAAACTATCTACCGGAAATACAATTGAGCTCAGGGAACTGTATAAAACTAACGCCAGACATTTGATAGCTCCTAAATGTTTCGTAGCTTGTACTGCTGTGAATATGCCTTTCTCCGATGAAACTCTATTTTCAAGACTTCTAGTTCTTGAGATGGATCAGCTTCAGGAACCTATGGCAGAGCATCTTATTCAACGGAGAATAAGAGAAAACGGTCCGGCTATATGGGCTGATCTTCTTCGTAAACTGAACGATATAGTCTCTCAGATCAAGACCTACCGTAATCCAAGAGCTCCGACTAAATCAAGACTTGTAGACTTCAACGTCTTCTGCGATAGGATAAAAAAGTCTTACGCGGTAAATGGAGAAATGTTGATGATGGGTCTTCTTAGTATGGTAGATGCTCAGCTCAGACAGTTGAAAGAAAGCTCTCAAGCTGTAACTTTGATTGAAGAATGGATAACTTCTAGACCGCATGAAGCTGAGGAATGGAAGTCTTTCCAGGAGTTATACGCCGCTTTGAGCCTGATGTGTCAAGCAAGGAAAATAGATTTCAGATGGAAGAATGCTCTAGGACTCGGTAGGCATCTATCGACTCTGAAGGAAAGACTGATTGCGGATTTCGGGGCCGAGTTTTCTGAAGTCGAGTCGAAGGAATCGGCTAGATCTGTGACGAAAGTGAGATTTAGAATAAATGTGTAAATTCATTACAATTTTTTTGCCATAGTTTTATATGGCTTGTGTATTTTACGCATATAATCGAACGTTGTAGGGGCATGTTTTTGGTCATTAGGCAGGTACGCGCAAAAAATAGCCCCGTTTCAGGTCAAAAGTGGGCTATTGCAAAATATTTTCTGGCGGGTTATAATAAATTGTAGCAAAAAATTCTTTCGTCTTCAAGAGATAAGGAGGCTAGTATGGGTACAAAATTCACTATCGAAGAGGTTGACTTCTTCCCATCAAAGCGTGCGGTCAGCAACGAGTACTCTCCAATATACGAGATGATTGCGTCTGCTCCCCTGGAAAGTCCCCGAAGAATCGGTCCGTTCAGTCGTCGGGAAGCCAACAGCGTTCAGACCTCAATCACCGAGAAATTCAAGGATTCCTTGGAATTCAAGGTCTTTACGACAATTCGGGATATCCACGGAGATAAACCCTCCTCTGATGAGGAAGGTCGCTATGTCTTCGTGACAAAGGTTGCTCGGGTTAATCCCAACTCTTCCCAGGAAGATTAGCAATCTGAATAAACATGCGGGGCCTCTAGCTCAGTGGTTAGAGCGGACGGCTCATAACCGTTTGGTCGCTGGTTCGATCCCAGCGAGGCCCACCATGTCACAGTAATTTTCGGGCGTGGTGAGTAGGCAGAAGGCAGTAGAAGGATACCGCGACAAGATCGCTAAACTCGAGACCGTGATCACCTCAGTACCGGCGTCGAGGGAACCGTAAACCTCAAAAAAAAATTCACTATAGGAGTTTTATATGGGACCGAATGATGATAAGAGGGAACGAGAAAGAAGAGAGCGTGCTGAGCAAGAAGCAAGAAGACTTGCCGAAGAGCTCAAACGAAAGATTGAAGAGCGAGAGAATGCTCAGAGGGTTATAGAGCGAATGAATCAAGGTAAGAAACCCTAGAGGGTCTAATCGCTCTCGTAGCTCAACGGACAGAGCATCTGCCTTCTAAGCAGAGGGTTGTGGGTTCGAATCCCACCGAGAGCGCAAGCCTCGCGAACACGTACTCGGGGAACCCCCGACGAGGCCCGAACGGTAGAACATACGATGACATGTGCAGAGGTGAGTCCCAGTCCTGCAACCCACTACCGTTCTGAACTTTAAAAACGAGCGGGGAGCTAATGGCTCAAATCTTCCGCTCTTTAGGAGAGTGTTATGAAAACACTACTCAATGCTTTGTTTAGAGCGCCAGTTCTAGTTATGGTAGCTCTGTCGCTGGCTCTGAGCGGTTGCTTTGGAGCTGTCAACCTCCCGGCCAATACTGAGGCTATTCTCTACTATACAGCGACTTCCGTTGGACCGAGAACGGTAGCCTTCGGCATCTCCCAAGCTCTCGCCGACAAGCCTGGAGCAGAGATTTTGATGAAGGGATCCCAGTATATCTTCCTATGGACCCAAGAGGGCATAGGGACCGCTATGTGGGCGATAGATCTCAAGAGTGGTACTGCGACCTGGGACGTCATTAAAAACCTAAATTTGGGAGGTCAAATCGGGAACTTCCGAGCAGTTTCTGATTTGAAGGCGTGGTTGATGAGACCGGAAAATGGGTGGACTATAACTACAGGATCCGCCCTAGCGTCGACTGCCAGATCATTATTGACCTCAGCAATTTCTGCCGTTTCTTCGTCTACGCTTTCTCTCTATATGCTTACTCCGACAATGATGTCAGGATCTCAGGTTCCATGGGATCACCTGATGCCCCCGGACGACTTCGAAATTCCACAGAGTTAGGCACTCTAAACGAGTGAGAGTTGCTTGGAGCACGGATCCATGATTCGTCCGGTTCGATTCCGGAACTCTCCTTTAATCTTTTTCTAAAGGAGATGAAATGCTAGAAAGATTGATTCGGCTTTTGGTGGAACCCGTTCAGCGGGAAATATCGATTCGTCAGATTGCTCGAGATTCCGGAATGAATTTGAGAGTTCTTCGCGACTCTGCGGATCTTCTTGACACGGTATACAGATTTTGTAGCAAGATGTCAATAAAACTTGACGATCAATACAGTCTGGATACCAGAAATAGAGCACTTCTATTCTGCAGAAATCTTTTGGCTGTCCTGGTAACTGTGTCAGATGCCGAAGATTTAGAGGAGATGAACAGAGTAATAGACGGAACCAGCGAAATACTCTACTCTCTTATGGAGAGATCGTCGGAACCGGATAATCTTCTTCTGTACAAACAGTTCGAGGATATCGCTCGAGGAGACAGACTATGAATCTGGATTTTATAACGTCTGACGAAATCTTCGTTATAGACACGGAAACTACTGGCTTGGGATCTACAGCTGAAGCGGTTCAGATAGCCATAGTAGACTACTATGGAAATATCAGATTCGATCAGCTGATTAAACCAACCTATCCCATTCCGATCGAAGTTTCCACAATTCATGGAATACTCAATTCAGATGTCGAGAAGGCTCAAACACTTCACTATTACTGGGATATGATCAGACATCAGTGGATAGATGGAAAGGTTCTGACCGGATATAACGTCAACTTCGACATGAGAATTCTAACTACTACCTTGACTGCCAGAGATCCGGAAATAGCGAGAACCAGAATGCCTACTCCTCTTATGATTCTTGACGTCATGCTTCTGGTCAAACATCATTTCAGACTCGAAAAATTTGTCAGTCTCAAAAAAGCTGTGGAACTTCTGGATCTTCCTCTTTCTTCCGGAGATGAATTCCATACGGCTAGAACTGACGCCGTAATGACAGCTATGGTTCTGAGAGAAGTTCTGAGCCTATAAATGGAAGCAATAACCTCAATCACGATCAGAAATTTGTATCTTCAATCTTCGAAACCTACCGTCAAAGAGAAGGTCTACGAAACATTCAGATCGACTTTGGCTGAAATCTCTCGAATTCTTCACGAGGATCCTCCTGACCAAACTTGGAAGTATGCTCAGGTCTTTGATAGCGTAGCTGTTGAATGGACTATAGCCTCTGTAGAGATCAACAAACTTCTAATCGACCTGAAATCTGAAGATCTTGTGGCATCTGACGCGTTCAGAATACTTCTAAGAGCGGAGAACCCAACATTCTATTTTCGCCTGTTGATGGCGGGAATGACTCCTCTTCCCGACGAGGAGAATTTGACTTTGAAGGCTAGAGCTAGAGCGAGGAAGAATAATGGCAGAAAAAGACACCTTAACTAATTCCTTTATGGACGGAGTGTGGAAAAATCTAGCAGAATCTATGGATGACCCCTCTCCGCTCTTTTCAACTACTATCACGATTTTCAAAATCAACGTTCTTAGAGACTCATTCAGAGCGATCGTTCATTTCCACTTCTTGATCGTCATTTCCTGTTTCGTATATGCCGTTCTAGAACGCGGAGAAACGTTTATTCCCTGGATTCCTTTCGTTTCGTCGATGACGAGTCTCTTGATCACTACCATGACGGTAAATTCTCGGGTGGTGAACTCATGAGCGAATTTTCTGCTCTCGTCGATGTTTGCAAAAGAAAGCTTCAGGATGTTGAAGAAGGTCATCTTCCTAAATTTTCCCTGGTTCAACCGAAATATGACGGATGGTGGACACTTCTCAGAATTCGTCACGAGATGATGCAATTCATAACATCCGGGGGAGAGGTGAGAAGCGAAATTCGCATTCCTGGATGCGAGGATGGATTGATCATAGCGGAGTGGATTATAGGAACCAACTGGAGCCTGCTTCAGAAGCAGACGGATATAGCTGGAAAGGCTATTCTCCATACCGTTATTTCCATCGGTGGAGATGAAGTTTCTCTTCCTCTCGATAAGAACGCTGAAGTTCTTTCAGATTTCTGTCGTCGCAATCTTCCCGAGAATAAATTCAGAATGGTGGAGTCTTATCCAATCAGTCAGTGGAGAAACGTCTGGGAAGAATTCGTCGACTCTAAAGGATTCGAGGGATTGGTATTCAAGCAGGGATCTCTTCCCTACCATTCTTCAGCCCTCGGAAGGATGAAAAAGAAGATAACAATAGACTATGTTGTAATGGGTTTCACTGAGGGCAAGAATAGACTTGAGGGAACTCTTGGAGCTATCGAGGGAGGTCTATTCGTTGACGGTAAACTGAAAAAGGTTTGCACGGTAGGAGGAGGATTTTCAGACTTCGATCGTCATTCAATTTGGAAGAATAGAGCAAATCTTATCGGAAAGGTCTTCGAGGCTACCGGAAAAGTTCTATTCGATTCGGGAGCTTTGAGACATCCAACCTTTATCCGATTTAGAGACGATAAGAAATCGGGAGAATGCATTTGGCTTGGATAGGGTCAGGTAAAAGCAAGAGAGTAATTAGAATGGACACAGGGGAGGTATTCTCCTGTGTCTATTCGATCGCCTATGTACTAAGAGTAGAAAGTAAAGCCATATTTCTATGTTGCGAAAAATACATTCCAACGGTAAAGGGAATTCGTCTGGAATGGCTTGAGCAATTTCTTCATGACCATCCTGAAAAAGCTGATTTTCCCAAATATCGTGTTCCGAAGCCGATTAGAATCAAGAAACCCAAGGAAATAGAAATTCCCAAGGGATACAATAGTCAGGGCAATCTTCGAAAATACAATCTGGGATTTCTGAAGCTCATGACCGAATTCCTGGATCATGTGCTAAAAGATCAGGAAACAATTTCTCTGTCCTGCTATGAACTTGAGGTGGGATTTGTCGAGTTCGTGCGTCAAAAAAGACCTCTATTCAAGACTTCAGCCTCCGGAATATCGAGACATCTTCTCAATAAAAAAGACATATATGAGAAGACCTATGGAATGGAAGTTTCCGAAGGATACTCCGTAGAGTCCAGAAAAAACGTTAATCTTTACAAATTTCACAGAGCGGAAAACGGTAGCAATCTTGTGGAAACAAGAGCCTACAATTTCAGATTCCATAAGACTGGAACTTTCCACTCAAGAAACGGTAAGCCAGTAATTAGAATGAGGGATAAGATGATATTTTCATCCATAAGAATGGCCTCAAAACTCACGTCGATATCTGCTAACAAGATAAGATGGTGTTGTGAGGGAGACATCCCCGCTGTAAAACTTTTCGCTGGAGAAGAGGTTTTCAGATATGTCGAATTCCGCTAAAGAGAGAAATTCATGTATTTATTGGCGGTTGTACTGGTATACTTTTATATGGCTTGTGCACTTTGTGCATAAAATCGAACGTTGTAGCGCCCCCAAAATATTCATTTAGGGGGCATGTAGCGCCCAAAAACTTTGTAGGAAAGGAAATCTGCGCATGAACGAAAGAAACGAGCTGATAAGTCACATCAACGAAGTTGAGAGAAAACTCTTTAACACGAGTCGTGACGCGGAAGTTTTGATTGAGTCCATCCTTGTGTTGGCTAAGTCAGTCCTTCTTCTGGAAAATACCATAAGAAGGCCCGTATCAGAATATGACGAAAGTATCAAGGTAAAAATCATATGAGATGCTCAAGATGTGGAGGAAGAGGAAAGATCGTTACAGAACACTCGGTGTATGATCCATACGAGCGAAGAAATGTCGTCGTAAAACACGAAGTGAGTTGCTCAGCGTGTGGTGGTAGAGGAGAAATTCCCGATCCCAGAACATCTGAGGAAGACAGGTCCAAGAGAAAACTTGAGGACTAGATGATTGCCGTAGGAGCTATCCTGGTAATTTTCGGATTGACTGATCTTCTGGTTCTTGCCTTTGAAGAATACTTCGACAAGACCACCAGAAATTTGATCGTGGTAACTGACACCAAGAGATGCTCCTACTGCGATTCACCAATCCTCACTAAATCTTCCAAATGCAAGTTTTGTGGAGCAAACCTATGATCAAGTCGAAATCAGGAATCAGAAGAATCGCGGATACTCTTCTGAAAATCTTTAGCGGAGAATCATTCATAGTCGATCCTGCTCAATCCAGCAGAGAATCCTACGGATCTCCCTCTAGTATACGGGGAAAACTCATCAGTGATCTCTATACAGAGGATGCATCTTTATCTGTGTCACTATCTGTATCTCCATCTGAAGAGGAATTTGAATCTCCATCGGAAGAGCCGGGAGAGTACTTAGAGTAGACTGGACGATTCTTTTGAAACTGTCATTTGAAAGGTTAGTCGAATGGACTCTTTCTACCGTTCTTCAATCAAGACTATTTTCGCACTTTCGGCAGTATTGGGAATTCTGGTACTTTGTCTACTTCTTGTCGGAAGACTTTGCCTGGATGGACTATGCTAGAATTCTCTTTCTTCTCGGAAGCATATCGTTTGGAATTTACGTTTTAGAAGCTATTTTATGAAGACGATAACTCACGATTTTAATCGATGAAGACCTCTATTCTTAGAGCCAGAAGAAAAGATAGATTGGAAGTTCTTGAGGAATGGTTGAACTCAGGAACTCTTGTATATTGGAGAAGAGCTCCAGAAGTTCTCCACGAGTCGGGACTGGTGTCCGTAAATTACGGAATGAGTAACTTATACATGGATATATGGTATCTAAGAAGACCCTATCTTTCTCCGGATGTAAAATCTATGGAGGAAGCAGAGTGCGACTCGGGTAAAATATTGTTCCATGTAATCATGAGAAGTCTTCTAGATTTCAGATCCGGTAGGCCATGCGATTCCGGAATATGGAACGACGACATGTCATCTGACTTCTCTTCTTGCACATCTGATCATCATCTCTGCTCAGGAGATGCCGAGAGGTTTCTGAAAACCTTAGATCCTGAGGTTGAGGAATTTTGCAATTTGTCCAGGGGGAAGATACGAGATCTGCTGAAATCTATAAAAAAAGACCCAATCTTTCAAATTGGGTCTATTCTTGACTCTGAGGAACCTACTTCATTTGTTGCTCTAAGAATCTCCAGTCTCCAACTCTAAGCGCAAATTGAATTTGACTGTAGACTGAGGGACCGCAATGAGACGCTTCTTCTAGGAGCGTCTCTTTTTGTTCGTTTGTTGGATTTCTTCCCAAATTTTCTATCAACGGACTCATCTTTTCATAGCAGGTAAGCTGTCCTACCGAACCTCTTGCAAATCCCGACAATTCCGAATAGGTAGGAATAATTTCATTCTTGGCAGATACCCCTATGATTATCATCGACATTCCCACAATTACCGCCGAAGAACTGAGGAAAGCTCTTAGAATTCTTGATCTCATAGTAGATTACTGGCGCTTTTTAGCATGGCAAACCACCTTTCACATGCCCCTGTAGGGCAAAAAACATGCCCAAATTTGCTCATTTTTAGGGCGCAAGTACATTTACCCTACCCCAAAATTTTCCGCTTTTAGGTCGTTCAATTTGATTCCCGACCAGATAGCCAGGAATAACTGAGCTCTGTTACGAAGCATAAGAGCGAGGCGATGTTTGCAGATGAATCTCATACGATAGCCCTGATCAGGACACTCGCAGATCTCGACGGTCGTCTTGTATTTCGTGAGGGGATCGGAGGATAGAGCCAACGCGAATGCTTTATTCAGACGACCAATCTCAACACCTTCTAGAGCTGGATCGTCTATACTATTCAGCATGAGCTTATACGCTTCTCGTATATCTCTTTGTCTTTTTTCAGTCGCTCTTGCCGTCATGTTCTCTCCCATCTAGTAGAATAGGGCTGGGACCGAAGTCCCAACCCTATTTCTCCAGGAACTTTCCTGAATCTTACTTTTTCTCCGTCCAGACCTGTGCTGAGGCCTCGGTAGGAGCGCTCACCTTGAGCTTCTTGGGAGCCGCCGGAGTAGCCGGAGCAGTTGCCGAGCCATCTCCCTCGGATTTTTCTTTCTTCGTGCGACCACGCCGAGCCGGTTTGTGATATTCCGGGTCCTTGAGCAGTTCGAAACCGCGGGTCAAAATCTCCGGGGAACCGTACTTGCGACCGCCCACGTAAACAACCTTGAAAACTTCGTCCCAAGGCTCCGAGGCGCACCGGTCTCCACCCATGGCCGCGCAAATCCGGGAACGACCGATGTCATTTTCGACAGCCTTCTTGACGATCTGCGCCATGTTAAGCCATCCAACCGGAACCTGCTGAACGGTCATTTCGGCGATTTTCGCGGTCCAGGCCTCTGCGGTCCATTTCTTGCCCAAGCGGGGTTCTGCCGGAGGTTTGGGTTCCTTGACCTGTTTGACCTTCTTGGTCTTCTCTACTGGTTCGACTGAAACGGTCTGTTCTGACATTTGAAACTCCTTTACATGAAAACCGACTGGATTTTAGGGGTTCTTGCCCACAACCTTATTATACCTCGACTGACGCTATATTGCAAGTACCAATTTAGACGTGAATGCCTAAATGATACTGCCGTCATTTCCTATTTGCCCTCTCTTTCTCCGCTCTAATCGCGAGATTTCTGAACAGGGCCTTCCTAAAAATGCTTACTCCATAAGAATATCCTAAATCCGACAAAACACTCTCCATGATATTCCTAGCAAGAATTTCCATCAGATCGGGATCTTTCTCATAGAGCTTTTTGATCTCAGGATCCTTGGGATCCACTATACCTAGCATGACATCGGCAAATTCAGCCGGAGTTTGAGTCATAGTAATTTCTTCCTCCTCAACTCCTTGATCTCTTCCTTTTCATGATTGGTCAAGAGCTCTTCTGTGTTGAAAGTCTTGACCGTTGAAACCAAATCCTGAGCGGTCATGTTGAAACGGTAGGAAGATCCACAAATGAAACAAGAAGGATTATTGCGGGTTCTGTAAACTACGAGACATTCCTCGCATTTCCAGAAATTCATGGCTATAAGAACTCCGTCCTCCGCTAGATCCTGGAATGACGTCAAGTATTCTCCCGTGAAAAGATTCTTCCGCTTCATCTCTTCTAAATCTATCCAGATCATGTGACGAAGATCGTCTTCAGTGTAGTGTTTAGAGCGAAGAAAGACAACAGCCGCGTCTCTTGAGCCAAAGAATTTTTCTTTATTGAAAGAATCCTTCCTTGAATTTTCCATGAGAAATTCTATCGGTTCTTCCTCCGAATCTGAAAGAAGAGAGCCTGACAACCTAGCTACGAATCCACCTTCCATTATTTCCTCCATATTATGGATACGCAATAGATCGGATTCCACCAGACTATGTATCGGTTACTGACGAAAAAGATAATTCCGACGATTGAGCCGTTTGTGACAGCCCAATCGACGGAAATCTTGAATCCGGGGATTCTAGTCCAGAATGAAAGCATAGAGCGGTAGACATCCGAACAGAAATGCGATCGCAAGAGCAACTCCGATTATGACCGTTAGAGGATCAATCTTCTTGTGAGCCATACTATCCTTTCCTCAGAATTGAAACCAAGAATTTCATTCGGTCCAGCAACGATTGAGCAGTCAAACGAGCCAGAAAACTCATGAAGGTGGTCAAGACTTCGTTGTGACCTGTTTCCTTTAGATGAGCCACTTCCTCGCAAGCTGTCTGCCATAGAGACATAATCTGAGCTTCCGGAGAAGGCTGAACTGGAATGCTCTTGGTAGACAGGCAGAAGAATGTAACGTTTTCAACCGTGGTTATCTCGCTGATTACGTTATCCTCCCCGATTAATCCTACTCCGAACTGGAATCCGTCAGGAAGAACTAGCTCCAGAATGTGCGCCCAGGTAACAATCATTCTAGAATCCCGATCCAAATCATCCGGACTAGGCTCGTAATTGAAGAGTCTAAGAAGCGGCATTGTGGAATTCGGATCGTAGAATTCAGACAGTCCGTCTTTTTCTTCTAGATTCGATCCCGCATTTCCTCCGTAGAAAGCTGTAGCCATCCACGATCTAACATCTTCGACCATTTTTGACGGATTTTCAATTTCCCGTAGCCTGTCTTCGACGAAGCCACCGCTCCTTTTACCGACATACAATCTTCCGCGAGTGAACTTCAATTCGTTGGAGGTTATCTTCCTGCGAACCAGTTGGGAAGTAGTAATCCCGTTTTGAGTGTTGAACGAGTGCCATTCTGCAACCTCTGTCTCCACATTCCCAATCAATTTTTCTCGACTCATAACCATTGGGAATTTTGGATCGTCAGGACTCATTGAAGCATCAAGATCTATAAGCAGATTATTCCTCATGCTCTCGTTGTAGGGACGATAGCGGTCATGCTGAACCAGACCGTTTAGACGAACCATAGCGTATCCTTCGAAGGATTCACCGAAGAGTTCGAACTGCGAGCCGTACATCGTACCGTATCCAGTCCACCCAGAGCCTGTCATCATCTCCGTCTTCTCAAACTTTCCGCCAAGTATCTCTGATCGATGGATCTCGCCATCTCGGAGATAGCTCAATTTGACCGGATATTCTGAAAATGCCAGCATCATAATCATGCGGCGATACCACTCATACGAAGAGCGGATGTCGTCATAGACTATTTCTATTCTGGTTCCCTCGCGGTAGGCAGCCTCCTGGATATCCAACTCCTGCGCTACAATTTCATTGCTTACGAAATTGTCCCGTGTGTGAACTTTCCAAGAAACTCCGCACATAAGAGCAACTTTCGCAACTCCGAAACGACCCGTAGCTTCCGTCCCAGCTTTGCTGGAACCTCCTAGACAAAGAAATTTGGAGACGATCGTTTCCTCGTCCATTCCTATTCCGTTGTCTTCGCAGATTACCGTTACCTGGGATTTGGAAGAATCGTAATCCACGCTGATGCTTATTTCGGCCAGTCTATCGCAAACCTTGCAAGCATCAACTGAATTCTGATAGAGCTCCCGTACCGCGATTACAATCGGATGGGAAGTATATAATTTTCTTCCCAACAGACTGAACAATCGCTGATCGACACTGTATTTAGCCTTCATTTTTTTGAGACCTCCTATAGGTGATTTTTGGCGCTATGCGCCTAAAAATAGTGTAGCATGTATGAAGCTAAAGAGCAACAACCAATTTTGAATTGATTGCTGCTCTTCACCGTCATACAGACTAGACGGGGCTGAGAATTGAAAGAAGAATGAAAACTCCTATTCCCCCGAATAGGAAAATCAAACCCGTACAGATCAAAAAGATCGCCACAGGACCCAAGCATCCTGAAGCATCTCCGTCCTGAAGTGCAAAATTCATTTAAAGCTCCTTGTTCCAATGAACATTAGAAGAATGAGGATAAGACAGATGGTGAAAGACCAAGAAAAAACAAGTCCTGTTATGATGGAGATAGCAAGAGCAATAATACCCGCTCCTATAATTCCACCCAAGACTGCTCCGACTATTTCAGGGATAGCCGATTCCATAAGTCCTCCTAATAGTTTGACCTCTAGATCATTTTCTTTCCTGTATGATCGTTCGTACAGTGGAAGTTTCTATGACACTTGCCGAAAGGCATAAAATAATCGCCGAATTCATCTGAAACATTGTCTCTAATTTGAATAGTAAAGACTGAATTTCCTCCTCTGGAATATCCAGAACTTCGGCCTCTTCTGAGCTGTCGACGAATTTGAGCGGATCCAAAGCCGCAACAAATATTGAGAAGTACGAGTCGTCTCCCTCAAAACGAATCTGCACGACTACTCCACTGAACAGTATCTTTTCCTCAACTTTCATTTTACTCTCCTTGTTTAGATTTCCAACGCTTTACGACTGCTCTTTGCATTCCTTCAAAATACCCATACAGAGTTGTTACCGTTCCGTATTTGAAGAGATCATACTTCTGGTATATCTCCTTAACCTTTTCCTCTACGGCTAATCTGGTTCCCAGAATGCTGTAAATGACTTGACCCGAGTCCTCTGACTCAAGCACATCTACTTGGGACTGATCAGAATCTACAAAATCAATCTTGCCGTCCGATTCATGAGTAGCGATGTAGAAGTCGTTATGAATAGATCCCAGAGCAACCGACAGAATACGAATGTCCTCCAAGCTAGGTCGTCTGTTACTGCGACGAAGAGCCTCAACCTCCAGAATTACCTGCTGAAGCCTTTCTTGAATTGCCTCTATTCTTTCTCTGTCTGCATGTTTGAAAATTATTGCCATATTTCCCTCGCTATGTAGTCAACTCCTTTAGTCTGAACGAATTTTCCTAGACATTCGCGCGCTTCGTACTCCGAGCTCATTGGTCTCGTCGTATGTTATCTTGACATCGTACTCTTCTTTGGGGTATGCTCCGAGAACATTCTGAATTTCACATTCCACGCTCACCGGATCTCCGGAGAATGCGTAGACTACTCTCGTTCCGTTGGCTACTCTTTTCACTCTGGCCGGAGCATGTCCCTCATGAGTAGCTATGTAGAGATCGTTGTGAATGGATCCAAGAACGATGGATAAGAGGTAAATCTCATCCCGTCTCGGCTGTCTGTCTCTGTAGTAGATACTTTCTACGCCAGTGACAACCTCGGAAAGACGAGCAAGAATTTCTTCCATCTTCTTCTCGTCAGCATGCTTGAAAGTTACTGACATAATTCCTCCTTTAGGATTCCGGAACATTGATTACACATCTGAGTTCTCTTTCTGCAACCTGTCAATTGTGATGCGCGTAGAGATCGTCCTCGTAACTGTTACCGGAACTATGATCACGACTGCAAACGGGAACCTGTTGGAAATCGAAATCCGGATGAATTCCAGATTGACTTCTCCGGGATCGAAGATCTTTATCTCTTTGAGATCCTGAGTAAAAATCATGGGCTCTTGCCCCGAAAGGAAAAAGTCAAAACTTCCTTCCCCTCCCGGAATGAGAATCTTGATCGCCGATCCGCTGGTCACAATCTTCTCTTCTTCTTTCATTTCTTTTGATCTCCTAAAGATTCGGATGATTTGTCAATCCTCTGCGCGATTACGGTAAACATATCGGCTTCTCCGCAGTCTGGACAGTAGATAGACAGATCTTCTTTTCGCAGTCCAGCCGTCGTTCCGTCGTGATATTCGTAGTCTATCTCGAGATTGCGTCCCTTGCAGAACTTGCATTGATAGTTGGACAGATTTACTCTGGGCATCTCAATTCTCCACAATCGGAAGATAAGTCTTCTCCCCACACAGGCGGAGATCACCGCACTCACTCGGAGGAGGCGGGGGATACGGGTTCTGGGCGAAGACCAAAGCCGCAGAGCTGGTGATCAAACACAAAACCATGACCACTATTAGAATAAGAACGGCACGAAGTTTTAGGTTCATTCAACCTCCTAGTTGAAGAATACAGACTCAAGTTCCTCTACAACGATATCTCCATCGCGAAAGATGTAGAATTTACAGCTTCTCACGTAGAGTTTGTACTTGCCCGTCATCATTCTGAAAAATCCACCCAGGGTGGTAGCACTCATGACGACGCTCCTACCGCAGAAAGAAGTTTCCTCGAGAGCCATGACCGAATCCTCCGGAATTCTAACTTCTTCCATTGATTCCTCCTAGCGATCAATATGAACTGAACCCTTGCTCATCCAATTTACGACTCCGATTGCCAGAGCAGGAGATCCGGCATTGAGGAAATGAACGAAATAATTGAAGCCCCGCTTGATTAGCTGAGTTCTGGCTCTTACCGCATCCGTATATGTGGCATACGAGCGGATGTGATACGACATGGGATCTCCCGGTTTTCTTCTAGTTACAATTTTCATGGTTGCACTCCTATGTTGGTTTGGACATCTACGTATATTGTACCAAATATGAAGCCCGGGAACAATACGCAATTTTGAACTAGAGCAGCTTTCTAATGGCCATAAGATGATACTCTAGAACCGACCTCTCACCCAAAAGAATCTGATAGGCCTCTTCAATGCTTTTAGCCCTGATCGCCAGTATCGGCATGAGGGTAGTGGTCGCACCGTTGGGACGATCTGACACCAGAAGAAGATTAGAATCCTCAGCATATCCCTCAACAAACATGATCGAGGGATTTCCAAACATGGCTAAAACCTGATCATGAATCTCCAATCTCCTACCGAACATATCGTTCATTGTCTTTATTCCTTTCGTTCAAACTCTTAATCCACGCTTCAGCTTTCGGATCATAGACGATCATTCGTCTTGACGACTCTCATTCCTGATCTCCCAAGGCTTCTTCTGCTTTGAGGGCCAGAAATAATCTATCTTAGGCTCATCAATCCATCCGAACTTCCCGTACCAATCAGGATTCTTGAACAGAAGAGCCGATCTGTGGGAAGAGTGAAGTCTAGGATCACTCATCCACGGAGGAATATCTCTAGATCCTTTCTCGTGGAGTATGTAATCCTGAACAACCGGAAGAAGGTTATCATTGTATCCACGCCTGATCCATTCTTTACAGACGTAGTAGCAGTACTGAAGAAGTTGGAATGAATATCCATCCCACATTTGAACTGCTGGATGATTATACCATCCTCCTTGACTTCGGATAGAACGGTAGATGGTGAGCGCCTCAATTCTCTGCTTACCGAGACGCTTCGGATCCAAACATCTCGCAGAGTTTATGAAATCCATGTATGGAAGAAAAGTCTGCATAAATCTCCTTCTGACCAATTATCATCAAATACAATGGATCATTCCTTCTTGCTCTTCCTCTCCTTCTTTGGAGATTTGGGAGTCGGTTGAGCCGGTTCCCTCTTCGGACGGAATTCTCCTTTCTTTCCAACGATCTTAGCTCTCTTGGTTTTACCAGTCTTCAGCCTCTCCAACTTCTGCGGATACGGAAGCTTGAGCTCGATGTATTTAGACTGAGCCGACGTATCGCCATCGAGGATGAATCCGCGAATGGTATATGAGTGAGAATGCGAGTCATACTCGAAGAACTCGATTTGGATGTTGATTCCAACGGTAGGATCGAAGTCAACCCACTGAGCCGGAATGATTCCCTTTCCACTCCAGCGGATTCGATCTCCTCTCTTCAGAAAGAGCGGCCTCATTTCTTTTCTCCCGTATCTGTTCCATGAATATCATATCTACCGTGAAGTCGCTCATCCGATGACATGGAAGTATATTTTCCACTCACGAGTCGACGCATTCTGTCTACAAGTTGACGACTGACCTCCAATTCTGCCAACCAGTTCGGAAGCTTACTCAGATCTATTTCAGCTCCGGTAAGACGATCGCGGAGATACTTCCGAATCTCCTTCTGCTCTTCTTCGGTAAGAATCCAAAGCGGATCTTCGTCTAGCAGGTCTTCGTCATTGAATAAGTTTTTCATCTAGTTCTCCTTTTGAGTGAACGAGTGAACGAGTGAACGAGTTTGAGCAAAGTTGAACGAACACGAACACTAACACGAACATGAACACTGGTTATTTTTGGTTATAATGGTAATAACGAACTAACTGAGGGTGAGTGAAACTCCTGTTGGCGTCGTTGATCGTGTCGAGTCGGGTGATTTGGGAAGCGCCTATAAATACAATAGCGTAAATAAACGTCTTTTTTATAAAATTTTTTTTAAAAGGCCTATATATAGGCTCATTAGGAAAAACTTTTTGTAAAATGCGTTTATTTACGGTAATACATTTATGGGCGCTTCGACGATCAAAAAACGCTCAAAAATGGTAATTTTTTGGTAATTTTGGGTGATTTTGACCATTTTCCTCATTTCTCGAACCCGAAACTCATTGACCATGAACTGACGTAGCGTCCGACAACTTTGATCGACGAATGACGTCGAGTGATGTGATTTTCGTTCTGAGACACCTCTCGTGGTAATAAATTGGTAATTTCCAAATCGTGGTAGGCTTCTACCGAGCTCAATCCTCTTCCTGTGGTATGATCATGGTACCGAGTTCGTCTTCCAACACCCGGATCACTTCCTCAATATCGGCGTCTTCTGGAAGACCCGCCCAGTCACGCAGGGCTTCCTCTGAAACGACAAGTTGGTCTTGGGCGATCAAGTAGGTCATCATGGTATCCTCATGCACAAATGACTGTGGTATCGCGCTCCGGAATTCTTCCGTGAACGGAACACTCGTACGTCACGTAGGAATCGATCCAGTTTCCGTCATCGTCCGTTTCATTTACGATCCCTGCCGTTTTTACGAAGCGACCGCATTTCTTGCATTTGACGGCGATTACCGTCTCGTCCTCTGGGGGATCGAAGTACCAGTCAAAATTTTTCATAGTTCCTCCTCAAGAATGTTACTGACCTCGACTTTGGCTCCGAACCAGACGATTGTCTGATTAGGCTTGATATTGCCCTTGATCCACCTGAGCATGTCTTTAAGGGTCTTGAAATAGACGAAGAAGTAGGTGGTCGCATGATTGACCATGAGCTTGAAGTATTCGTGACTGACATAGGATCTGAAACTCGGCACGAAGTATTTGTCCGACCTCATCAGTTTGAGGACTTCTTCTTCGGAAGCTTCTCGTGTTTCTCCTCCGTAGCCGTCAACGTATCTGACGAAAGCCTGAAGCTGATGGAGAGGAGCATGCTCGCGACAATACTTTTCGTAGACCCTCTTTCCGTCTTTCATGTGCCAGGAAACTGTATTTTGACATCTCTGAAAACTTCCGGTCTCTGAGAGATTGTGTGAACAAACAATCATTTCTACCTCCGTGGTACGAGACGATATTTCTTATCCGCACGGCAGTCAGCGCAGACCCAATCCTGACGCCACATGTCAATCTGACAGAAACTCATGTAGGTGACGCTGAAGTATTCCTCGCATTCACAGCATCGGGCTCTACCGCCCTCTGAGGACTTTTTCGCCAGCCTTCTCCGAACATGAGGTGGTAGGACGCGCTGGCCTCCGCCTTCGCCTCCTCCCACGCCCTTCGGTTCCTCTACGAACCTGCTGGTGACTTGGTGATGTTTTAGCTCCGACATTTGACCTCCGGTATAGGTGAAAATTGGCGCTTTACGCCTAGAATTAGTATAGCACAAATGAAGCTGGCGAACAATACCCAGTTTTGACCTGATTGTGGTATCCCGCTCAAGATCGCTCTCGTGGTAGCCTTGAAAGACGCTCGCTTTCAGAATCTGACAGCTAATCTCAGGTGCTGATCTGAGAGATCTGACGGGTCTTCGCGGCGCGAAACGTCTGCCCTACATTATATATGCCCCCACACGCTTGCTGAGACGACGGTCGGTTCAAAATTGGGGCTTGCATTTGTCTTTCAGTT